CAAAATTCGCGCGTGGTGTTTCCACCTTTTCGTTCCCGACTACATTGTACTGACTGACTTGATATAATCGGTTATCTCTTCGATGGTCATCTGCTTCTTGCCATCGAACGAGAGCGTAGAACTGAAACCAGTTAGGTTCTCGCGGATGGTGAAGTAGTCGCCAACCTCTTGACGCGGATAGATAAACCGCGCCAACTTATCTTCATCGTCGAAGTACAACTCTTGTTGTACCCACTGCGATACGTAGAATATTTTATACTTCATATCCTTTGTCTTTTTGGTGGTTCGTACTCGAATAGAATATACTTGACCGCCTTTTCAGCGCGGCAAGCAGCATATACTATTGCTTTATTGTCGGCCTTGATTGCATCGCGCCACGACTTCAAATAAGCCGCGCTGTTCTCAAATGCTGCATCATTGTCGATGCCGCAGATATTGCACAGCATCGCGCTGCCAATCTCTGCCGTCAGTTCCTCTCGTCCGTATGGCTCTGACCCAAACCTATTCGGCTCGGTCACTTCTTTGCGTGACAGCCTTGAAGAATGGCCAGTCGAGTGTGTCATTTCGTGAAAAGCCGTCGAGAAGAACTCCGCAAAATTCTTGAACGCCTGCATTTTAGGCAGGCTGATTGAGTCGCTTGATGGATTGTAGCAGGCTCTGTTGCCGCCGTACTCAATCGGGCAGTGACGGAATGAGGAGTAGTCGTCGATGATGGCTTGTGCCATTGAGAAACATTCTTCTTCCATTTCGTCTTCGTGGTTGTAGCCGTCCCAACTTGGCTTTGCGTTCTGACCGAGTTTGCTCTCGATGCCTTCCACTTGTGACAAGTGGTACACCGAATAGTAACGGAGCAGCGGGATGCGGTGCATTTTCTTTTCGCCCGTGTTTTCGTTTTCGGTCTCAAATTCGTATTGAGAATAGAAAACGCACATACGAGCCTCTGCGTCCTCTTTGATTTTGCCGCCCAACTTATCGATTTGCTTGACGGACAGATACTCGCCTGGTTCGCCAAGCAATAGGCAATTTAATGGCGAATAACTTTTGCGTGTCACATAGTTCACGCAAGGCGTTTCGCCCTCGCTCCTTTGCAGTGTTATCCACGGCTTACGCCACGGGCATACTCCGTTTTCGATGGCCTCCAATATCCTATCAGTGACCATCTGATATACGTCGATTCTCATAATCACCTCAATGCTAATTCTGACAGAAAAGCCTTTTTCGCTTCTGCCAATGTTTTGTACTCTGATTTCTTATACCGCCAGTCCCGTGCAGATGGCATTTGCCAACCGAAGATTCTGGCCGAGAACGACCAAAGCGTTGCGTACTCGTCGCAGTACACTTCGACGTTGTGCGCTGCGTGATGCACGATAGTTCGTGCAGTTGTGTGATGTAATATATTTCATTTTCTTACTTGACGCGATACCCGCGCGTCTCGGTCTAAACTTGTGCCTACGTCACGCTGCGAACGTGAACACGCAATTTCGTAGGCTGTCAGAACCCCGCTCTCCGTCCTTCTTTATTTACGAGGGAAGTCGCAGATGTTGTAATCTCTCCGCCTCTGCCGTGACCTCAAGTACTTTGTTCCGTGGCGCGTTCCGATGGTAGCACTTACAGCCGATAGGCTCACGGAAATAACGGGTTAGAAGTCCATCACAACTCGCGCGATATTGTTCTTCACCCAAGTGCCCGCTGTTGCTGTCAGACCGATAGGGCATACGAGAAGTTTCTCTACCTTATGCTCGCCGTCTTCGTCCGTCCAAGGTTTGAACAGGTCGTCGCCGAGGACTTCAATCTCATTGGAGTTTACGCGCATTGCGCCCTCGTCCTTCCATTTGGCGTGGACGGAGGCAAGTTGTTCGGCCTTCACTTCCGCAAGGAGGCGTGCTTTAATCTTGTCGCACACCTTCGCCAATGCCTTTTCGGCCTCGGCTACCTCTTCGGGCGTGGCCTTCAAGAGAATGGCGAGGTAGTTCTTCAATGTCGGTGTGACGTTGGTCGAGGATACTACACGGGTAGGGCGTTCTGATGCGCCTACCTTGGCGTAGTTGAGGAAGTACGGCCGTCCGTTCTCGTAGCGGCACTTGGAGAAATCGAAAGACTCGGCGTAAAGATGCACCTGCGCCCGCTCTTCGGCGGTTGCGGCAGAAGACAACTTGCCGTTGATGTAGATGCAGTTCCACACACCCTTGGGCAGCCACTGACGACGGATTTTTACACCGTTGCAGTTATGCTCGATGGCACGGCCACCGCGCTCTGTCTCAACAATCTCACTTGCGCTAAGGAGCGCATTACACAGACCATTAAAGTCTGATTTCAATTCAGAATAGTTCATAAGAAAAAAGTGTTATTTGTTATCGGCACTATTGCCTTGCTCTGTGGCGCGTTCCGATGGTTGCGCTTACAGCCTATAGGCTCACAGAAAATCACACTGTAAAACTTTTCATTTTTGCAGCGAGTTCGTTGATAGAAGACCCGTCGTAATACACGCTTGCAGGTGTGTTCTTCTTTCGGATGTCTTCTGGTATGTCGATTTGGGCAAAACTCGGCCTAAAACCGAGTTTTATCATTTTTTGTGCAGAAAGATGCACTTGAGCAAGAGACATATCGCTCACAGTTGCGTGTACGTCAAACTTCTCGTTATACATTGTAATGTTATACATAATTCAACCTTCCATCAATGCGCGTCAGCGCACCACGGCCGAAGGTGTCCCGTGTCGGTTTAATATATTCCACCGTGAGGCGGGAATACAGATAATTCATACTGCTCACCGAGTTCTTGACCAAGAAGACGCGCATAATGTTTTGCATCGTCCTCGTATCGCACATAGCATCTGCGATAAATCATTCCAGATTGCTTGTCTTTTATGACAATTTGCCAATTTTCTTCCATAATACTTTTAGTGTTGAGTTTGTTGCACCCGTGGGCAGTGTCGCTCCGCCTATCCACTCGGTCACGGGTTGGGGCGGGTCACTTCTTCTTTGAAGCCAATTCCTCTGCTGTGACGATAGGGAGTGCGGCACATTGTGCCAACACCTTCACTACCTTTGACGGAGACCACGACTTTACGATGGCGAGGTCGTAGGTGTAGGTTTTGTTACCTGCTGCGTCCAAAATGAACGCACCCGTCTCCGCGTCGCGACGGACGCTTTTACGGACGAAGGCAATCTGTTCGTTCCCGTCTTTGTCGGCCTTCACGAGTCCTACCTTTGCGGCCTTTGAACGGAGTTCGGCGGGTGTGAGGACGCGGGAATGACCCAATGCGGCCAAGATTGGGCGATAGTCGGTGCAGGCGCGTTGCATATCCTTCAGCACCTGTGACAATGAGGTGTAGTTCGCGTTGGCATCTTTCAATGCCTGCTTCTGATTGGCCAAAAGGGATTGAGCCTTCTCGAGAATAGCGTTTGCACGTTTTGCGGTGAGGGTAGTTTCGATAGTAAACATAGTTTTTGCTTTTGTCGGATTTGCACCGACGCGGGACTCCTACATCCCGATTTTTGGTTAAATGTTACACTTTGTGCCCGTCCGCTAAACGGATAGCGGAACGCACCCAAAAGGGCGCGTTTCTCCTTCTGATACGGGCTATTTTTCCACACTTTCAAATGACAGCACACGCGCGGTTGTCGGCCGTAATGTTCGCGCGCGTTTTGATTTTCGCGCGTGTCATTCCCGACACGTTGAGACAATAGGCAAATGCACCGCATTGCGCGGCCGGAACGTGTCCCGCATTTGACTAAACCACCACCTCTTCTCGTTTGCCAATCCCGCCGATAATCGTTTCGCCAATCCTATTTTGAATATCGGTTTGCGCGCATTATCATTTTTTGTCGCGCTGGTCCATACCTCTGCGCCCGATGGCGTGTCGTGTTTTGCGGGGTCGTGTGCCGTATCAATGGCAACCGCAAATTTCTGTATGGCTTTTTATCTATTGACAACCCCTCTTGGTTGTGTGCCGTATGTTATTTGAAAGACCGTGTTATTTGTTTTTGTTGGTGCAAAGATACGGCCGTTTTTTGACCCGTGCAAACTTTTTTCCAAAAAAATGACAATTTTAGTACGAAAAACCGCAAAAACGGGACTTTTGCAAAGTGTAGATGACAAAAAGTGCATTTTTAGGCCGATTTGGGGCTGTTTTGTGTAGTTTTTGGGCACATTTTAGAGATTTTTGCACAATTTCGGGGATTGTGTGCAGAAACACGGCGGGACATACAGCACGCGCGCGAACATTATATAGCGCGGAAACGGCCGCTTTTGCCGTGCCCACACAACAGAACGGACACGACGGGCACGGGACGGGACGGGCACGGGAAAGATAGAGACGGCCGAAAACAGCCATTTTGTGCAACCAATTGCACGCCCACAAAAGCCCGTGAGAGCGTGGAACGCAACCAACGGCACATTTTTCGTGAAACATACACAACAAATGACACAAAACAAAAGCGCGTGAAACATCGGACTGGACGCGCCGAAAGCGGGTAGGCCGTGAAACATTGCACCCCCACCCACTGGAAACGCGGTGTGGAACGTAAGGTCTTTTCCGCGACCATTTCTCACTTCAATTTCCCCCCTTTGTCCTGTCTCTGGCTTGTGTTTTCGCGGCTGAAACACGACCCGACAACCTCGGTTGTTTCACGTGGAACATTGCGGTTTTCGCCTTTTCGATTTCTGAATTTTTCTGAAATTTTACTACACTTTGCTGTATTGTGGTTCTGTTCTGTATTGTGTTTCACGTGGAACACTCCACTGCGATATAACTGCTTCGCTGCTTTTCTTTTTATATATTTTTCTTTTAATATAATATATATAATATAAAGAAAGAAATATATAAAGAAAGAAAGCGCAACTGGGCGGCACAACTCGGCAGTCGCGAGAGCGACACGTATGCGTAATCGTTTGCGCTTAAAAGACGGTGTATAGAAATGGTGGGGCGAGGTTGTGGCAAACCGCCGAGGCGCGCCCGTTTTGCCGCCGTATTTTGCGCGTGTTGCGTTTTCTATTCCACAATGGGTAAAGTATAAGCCGCCGTGACAAAAGTGGCGTGTGCGCATAAAAAAAATAGAACGTCGATTCACATCGCCGCTCTATTCCCATGTAACAAATAACACAAATTAAAAAAATGCCCTTGAGTGATTTGAAAAAATTCGGGACTGATGTCTGGTTTACGACTGCAAAGATAATGCGTTTTTGTCTTATAACCAAATTTTATGGCCATTTTTTAAGCCGAGAAATGCCTTTTATTGATGTTTTCTTGCTTAATTGAGAAAAAAGCGATATATTTGCGGTGCAAAACTAATAACATATTTCCGATATGACAAAAATCATTAACACAACCATGTTGCCCATTTCGCTCCTTGAAGAGAATATCGGGCAGATTGACGGGCTTCCAAGAAACCCACGCTTTATCAAAGACTCAAAGTTCGAGCGTCTGAAACAGTCTATCACGGCCAATCCCGAAATGCTCTATCTCCGTGAGTGCATCGTCGTGCCTTTCAATGGCAAGTATGTCGTTCTCGGCGGCAATCAGCGTTATTCCGCCATGAAGGAACTCGGCTTCGAGAACGCCCCGTGCAAAGTTATCCCAGAAGACACCGATATTCGTCAGATGAAAGCCATCGTAGCCAAGGATAACATCGGCTACGGCGAGTGGGACTTGGAAGTCCTCAAAGAAGAGTGGGAGCTGTCTGACATAAAGGACTTCGACCTCGACGAGATTGTAGGCTTCGGCGAAGGAGAACTTGATGACATCGAGGACGAAGACGAAGAGGGGGACAGCGAGCCTTCCGAGGTTAGTGCCTTTGGCGCACATACCGACTTTATGCGCTTCGGAGAATACAAATGCGAAATGACCGAAGAGGAGTTTGTATGGCTGCGCGACACGTTCCAGAGTTACAGACGTGATAACGACGGACAATCAGAGGGGTTTATTAACTTTTTGCGCGAACATCATGGCTGAAAACATTGCAAAACGAGCAAGATATGGAGACCTTTTTAGGCTCGGCAACCACCTGTTGCTTTGCGGTGACTCGATGAAAAAAGAGTCTTATGAGCGGCTGATGGGCAATGAGGTTGCTGATATGTGCTTTACAGACCCGCCATACGGCGTTTCTTACGTCTCGAATATGCGCGGCGAGAAATTCGATACGATAAAGAACGACCATACCATCCTCGACTTCTTCAAGTTCGTAAAAGAGTATAACAAAGGCTTTTTCTTTTGTTTCTGCTCCGTGCCGTCGCTGCAACCTATGCTGTCTGCGTTCTCTAATTATTTCAAACTACAGAATATGATAGTTTGGGACAAGAAAGAGAACTCTATGGGCGACTTGAAAAGTTCGTTTGGTACAAACTATGAGTTGGCACTGGTCGCCAACGAGAACAAAAAGAACCTGACGCTTAAAAGATGTGGAAGTATTTGGTGTATATCGCGAGGAAGTGTGAAGGGTTATCTGCACCCAACGCAGAAACCCGTTGCCCTCGCCGAATTTGCTATCCGTCGTTGTACGCAAAACCGAGAACTTGTACTGGATATGTTCGGCGGGTCGGGAACAACACTGCTCGCGTGCGAGAATACAGGCAGAAGATGCAGAATGATTGAACTCGACGAGCATTACTGCGATGTCATTATCCATCGTTGGGAGGCGTTGACAAACCAAAAAGCGGAACTTGTATGTCAGAAGTAAAAGACCCTATTTGGAGACACGCGCGTATCGGCAGACGTATGTACGAAACCCCAGAAGAACTCTGGGAAGACGCACAGCGTTACTTTGAGTGGGCAGATGAAAACCCGATAAAGGGACAAACTGCCACTACAAAGTCAAAGAAGAACAAGCGCGGGAACAAGGAAGAGGAAAAGGTGGAGGCTTCGTTGTCGAATACAACGAGGCCATACACCCTTCCCGCATTGTGTACTTTCTGCGGCATAAAGCGTTGGGGTGATTTCAAGGCGAAATATATGCCGATAGCGGGCTTCGAGGACGTTATAAGCGCAATCGAGAACATCATAACGTCGCAGCAACTTGATAACGCTATGGTGGGCATCTTCAAGGAGAACCTTACTGCACGACTTAACGGTATTGCAGACACGCAAATCGCGGAGGGATATTTCGCTATTGACGCTGGCAATGGAAACGGCAAGCAGTTCAATGGCTTTAGTTTTATCCCGTTTACTGACGGCCTCGTCAACTCCGAAGAGGCGCGTATTGCAAGCGGAGAGGTACAACTTATCGAAGAAGCATCGAACGAAGAGGAAAGCAAAGAACCGTTATATGCGGAGATTATAGACGAGAATGGCAATGGAAGAGAATAATACTATACAGAGACCGCGCGTGAACCTCAAACAGCGCGAGGCGTACAACTATCTGCGTGATAGGACGACTTCGTATGTCTTGTACGGCGGTGCGGCTGGAGGAGGCAAAGGCCAATGTCTTGATGCAGAGATAGTTACGCCCTTTGGCATTAGGCGTTTTGGCGACCTAAAAGTAGGAGATATTGTTACCAATCCTCTTACTGGTGGTCAGCAGCGCATCATACAGTTACACCCTATCGAAAAGCGCGAATATTACCGCGTATCTTTCGACGATGGCACAAGCGTTGAGGTGACGGACAATCACCTTTGGCAATGCCATGTCGCGGGTAAAATCACGAAGAAAAAGGACGCAGATGGCAATTCCGACCATGAACGTGTCTGGGTAACTACAAAGATGTACGAGTATTACCAGACAATGGGCAAGGATAGGAACGAGCGTTATAGACTCGTTATCCCTATCACGAAGCCCGTGCAGTTCACGATGCAAGGTAGATGGGGCAAACCCATTGACCCCTATGTCCTTGGTTCCCTTATAGGTGACGGCTGCATGAGCGAGAGCATCGCGAATGGTAAGTGCATGGTTAGTTTTACCACTATGGACGAGGACATTAAGCAGCGCATGATAGACAATGGTCTTGTCCTGAAAGAAAATGGAACATCTGGAAGAGCAAAGAATTACTATATCAAAAATGATGACATAAAAGAGAGACTTAATAGCCTTGGTTTACTCGGTCACTCTGCAATCGACAAGTTTGTCCCGAATATATACAAGTTGGGAACGATAAACGAACGATACAATCTTATGCAGGGATTGATGGACACTGACGGATACGTAGATGATAGAGGCCACCTATCTTATACTACCATCAGCAAACAACTCGCAGAAGATGTGGCTTTTATAGTCCGTTCTCTCGGCGGATGGGCGACTATCACTGAAAAGAAAGCAGGCTATAAGAAAGACGGAGTATATAAAGAGTGCAACACTGCATATAATGTATGGTTTCGCACTGCCGACGACAGCAAACTCGTTTACACGCAGCGAAAGAAGGAGCGTTGCCGAAAGGACGCAGCGCAGCACCTCGGCCGTACAATCGTGGATATTCAGCCTGTCGGCATAAAGGAAGGACGCTGCATCACGGTAGATAGTCCTCATGGCCTGTACTTGACGAACGATTTTATTGTCACGCATAACTCTTGGCTTGCCTGCGAATGGTTGCTTATGTGCTGCGAGTATCTTCCTGGCACTCGGTGGTTTATGGGGCGTAAAGACTTGAAAGCATCACGTCAGTCTGTAATGGTTACGTTCAAAAAGGTTGCCGACTTCCATCATTATAAGAAATTCCGCACAAACGATACGGGCATCAAGTTCACCAATGGGTCTGAAATCGTCCTTGTGGAACTCAAATACAAGCCATTCGACGACCCTATGTTTACACGCCTTGGCTCTATCGAGTACACTGGCGGCGTAATCGAAGAGGCAGGAGAGGTGCATCGCCTCGCTTTTGACGTGTTAAAGTCGCGTGTAGGACGACACCTGAACGACAAGTACGGAATACGCGGCAAGATACTCATTCTTTGCAACCCCGCACAGAATTGGGTATATGACGTATTCTATCAGCGATGGAAGAAGGGTACTTTACCACCAGATTACAAGTACATACAATCAAAAGCCACTGATAACCCATTCCTCACAGAAGAGTATCGACAAAACCTCGATAACATCACAGACCCAATTATGCGAGCCAGACTGCGCGATGGCGTTTGGGAATACGAAAACGACCCATCTTGCATCTTTGACCCAGTGGCCGTTGACGATATGTTCTATAACGAACACATTGTAGAGACGGGATTGAAGCAGTTGAGCGCAGATATTGCAGGCAAGGGACGCGACAGTTTCATTGGCGGCGTATGGGATGGCAATGTAGTCGAAATCAAGATTGATGAAAACTACGGCGACGGCAAGCAGGTGCAAGAACGTCTATATTCGCTTATGTTGGATGAAAAAGTGCCTCGTTCTATGGTCGTTGTAGATGCAGATGGCGCAGGTTGGTATCTCGATGGCTACATGAAAGGCATCCGAGAGTTCCACGGAGGCGGCAAACCCAACGATTCAAGGTACGCCAACCTCAAATCGGAGTGCGCCTTTAAGTTGGCATACATGGTCAATAACCGTAAAATCCGCGTTAAGAACGCTACACCTACGCAGAAAGAGAAGATAAAGCGTCAGTTTATGGCCATCAGACAAGTGCATCTTGATAACGATACAATGAAATTCGCCATAAACACAAAAGACCAACAGAAAGCAATTATTGGAGAATCGCCAGACTACTTCGATATGATGAATATGGATATGATTTTCCGCTCGTTGCCTGTCAAAGCACATATTACACAGTCTTATCAACCTGTATCATTATGACATTTGAAGAGATAGACAATACCAACTGGAAACCCATCAAGGGGTATGAAGGACTATACATCATTAGCAAAAATGGTGTCGTAAGGTCATGCTCAAAGTTCCAAAAGATGCAAAATGGCGTGGAAAGAGCAATAAATAGCAGGGAAATGTGCCAATATGTCGGAAGAAATGGTTATCTTCGCGTCAACCTATCGAGGGGAAGTTCGCGCACATCGTACCCTGTTCATCGGCTTGTGGCACAAGCATTTGTCCCAAATCCGTTCGGCCATCCGATTGTCAATCACAAGAACGAGAACAAGCACGACAACAGAGCAGAAAACCTTGAATGGTGTACGAATACCTACAATCTTACGTATGGCTCAACACAACAACGACGAGTAAAGAAGATTGGCAAAAAGGTATATGTCACCGACCTCTACGGAAGACACAAAAAGATGTTTCTATCCATGAGAGAAGCCGCACGCATTACTGGCTGTCCGCTTTCAGAGGTTTTCAAAGTCTGCAAGGGTGAAAAAGACCATTACAAGAATTATATATTTACACTCAAATAAGTATGAGAAAAATCAATTTGAACTATTGCCATATCCCCGAGGAACTTGTGGATGAAATGGACGAGAATCATATAAGGATTTTGGGTCTCGGTTCTGTCACGAATGGCTATTTGTTTGGCAAAATTGATAACGGTTTCAGTTTGAGCGATGGCTATTCGGATGTCACTGAAAGCCAAATGCCGCAGTTCTTTGCAGACGTGATAAATTATCACGGATGGATTTACTCACTCGATATTTCTTTTCCAGATGGGATTTTCTTTTCTGGCAACACAATCAATATCAAGATAGAGCCGCAAAAGTTATTTAACTATTTGCCCGACTACGCATCGCTTATTTCGCATTATATCGTATATGTGCGTAATACGAAATATGAAAATCTCGACAAGGCAATAAATATTCCTTTTAGGAAATCATGCAACGATATATGCCTTGACGGTATCATTAGGCCACTTATTCCAGATGAAAAGTTCGACAGAACGCACCACATTGTAGTGTCTTTGGATATAATACTCGTTGATGGACAAGAAATCAACGACGCATTTGAGGCAGATTTTTATGCGATTGATGGATATTTGCTACCCGGCCAGCGTCTGCACAATGTCGGCGCAGTAAAAAGGGCAGCAAATGGCGATGTCATTAAAGAGCCATACACAAAAGTCATTCCTGTCTTTACCCATTTTGAAAATCTATTTTCAATTCCTGTATTTGGAGCGAATGGCGCAAATGATAGAAATGCCTTTTCGTGGAGTTCTGGCTCTCAACACTTTGGTGGCAAATTGCTTATGGATGACGATGTTTTCCCAACTGAGCCATACATCGAAACAGTTGTTGTGCCAGAGAACCAAGTCACGGAAGAATGTTGGTGCGCCACTCGCAAGGAATACGAAGGCGAAAATATAACTGACGCAAACGCAAGGCCGACGATTAGTTCTTTCACAAGCCAATTCGACGACCCATTCCAAGAGCCAAGCGAAAGAGACGCTATCTGCGTGCTTATTCCGTGCGATAGGAAGGACGGAATATTCTTACGATGGAGAGACAACATGAGTATGTGGCATAGTTACCTCTTCGACAAAGGCGAAGAAGAGTTGGGCATCGAGGAAAGCAGCGAAAATATCTGCGTTACACACACCGTAAGCGAAATGGCTTTCCAAATGAAGCAAAGCGTAAAGAAAGAACTATCAAACAGAATCAAGTGCGGCGCATCGCGGATAAACAACAATATCTTTGAAGATATACGGAGTGTATCTTTCGCATCGTATATCGAAATGTATGTAGATGGCGTATTTGTGAGGGTGAAATGCGCTTCATCGAACATAAAGCGCAATATGGCGAAAGAACTTAACGATATTGAAATTGAGTTGGTAACATTTGAAATTGATACTTCTATATGATTGAAAAGTTAGAAATTCTTGTTAATGGCAAATGGAGCGAACTCGACTTGTTTAAGCCGAGCGGAATAACTATCAAATTTGAATCTCCGATACTCAAAGGATATGACAGCATAACAAGCGATAAAAGTTATTCTTTCCAGTTGCCGCTCACCAACAAGAATAGATTGGCGTTTGGCATTGCCGATGATGTTCGTGTAGAAAACAATTTAAGTGCGAAATACGAATGTGCATATTCAGTTGACGGCGTTAGAACAAAAGGCAAGTCGTACCTTTATTTGTCAGGAGCGAATGGAACTCTATCGGCAAATATAGTGATAAACATACTTGACGAACTCGTCCGAATGAAGGATGACAGAAAGAAAATCAACGAACTTGAAGTCAAAGAAGACGACGATTTTGAATACGATATAACGATGTATAGTGCGCGCCCAAGACTACTTGGACAAGTCGTAGGCCAAATGTATTTCGAGGAAGAAGACAATCAATCGCAAAATATCAGCGATTATGATGACGACTTTGACGAAGATTACGATAACGGATATGAGCAGATTGATGCCAATATTCCTGATTACGAAGGCTTCGATGACAATGTGCCTGACTACGATGCACCAGACTATGATTATTAACAACAAAAAGATTATATCATGCCAGTAAGTCCGAATAAGGTCAATTTCGTATTTGGCTTTTCAAACAAAAGTGCGTTCCTGTTCCCTTGGTACAGCAGCGGAGTCGCATACGACAAGTTGCTTCCTGTCAATGACAAAGTGCCTGCAACTATGTATGGCTATCCGCTGCCTGTAGTTCCTGTGCCTTTTCTGTTGTGGGCTATAGACAAGGTATATGGCACAGACTTCTCGCGCTATTGTCGTACTATAAAATTCGGCGAGACAGATATGTTAAACCGTGGCATCGACAAGGAAGGAACAATATATGACATATACGACCAAGAATTAACCGTAGCCAACAACTATTCGCAGGAGTTACAACAACACATAAGCGAGATTTTCAATGATGCTCGGCTTCATCCAATTTATGACCTCGGCGTTGTACCATGCGTGTCTTCAAAATACAAACTCGAGAAGCGAGGCGAAGATATTGCGCACATAACAAGTGCAAGTATTGCAAACGATAATCACACAATCCTTCTCGAAGATGGCTTTTATGGTCGTCTGTTTGAAATAATAGATGGCATAATTAACGTAAAAGAGCCTTCTTTGAGGTTAAAAATAAAGGGGAATATATCGTTTACAGCAACAGAGTTGTCGAACAAGCCAAAGAGAGACGACTTGTCGTCTGTAAAACTCCAAGTGTGTTATTATGACACAATACCAGTAGCACCTCTTACCGACGTGCCATCCGAAGTGCTTGGTGAATCAAGCAATCCTATTTCGTATCGGCGATATTCGTCAGATGACCCACGTATTGTAAATCCAGAGGGTTCAAATGGCAACAACCTAATCTATAAGACTTTATTCCCGTTAAATTCTGCCAACATTATCACGGAAAATGAATCTTCGTATAATCAAAATTACAGGTTCGCTTTTGTTCTCGATAACAAAGACGATGAGTTTTTAGATGTAGATACAGGTTATGCCACAACTGACACAAGAGGCTTTTGGATTTTCCCAAATGCCAATCAACATTATAAGATTGTAAATCCAAAGTTGGTTGGTCTTGGAAATGTAAATGCGAAAAGCCTGCGGTCTCGTCTTTGCTTAAAACTCGACTATGACGAAGAAATTATGTCAAATTTGTCATTGGCGCAAATAGACATAACAATCGAGCCGTATTTTGCCGAAGGCGGTATGCCTCATGTTATGTGTCCAATTTATTCGCTCCCAGATATGACCTGCTTGGACTTTATTAAAGGTCTGATGATAACAGAGGGGTGTTATCTATACAGGGGCGATGATGGCAAAATAAGAAAGAGAGAATTTGCTGCACTTATCGACAACATAAAGAAAGGCGTATGCTACAATGTAACGCCGTTTGAAGGGTCTATATCTTACGATGGGTCAGATGGCCTTTCTCAAAATAATTTCTTTATGTCGGCATCCGACAAGGACGACCAAGAAGAAACCGACGAGACTTCTTCCGAAGGATATGCCAACAACTTGTTTGATTGTAAAATATCGAACAAGCACATCAACGAGAAGAACACGATTTCAACAAATCCTTTCTATCCTCCATACATCAAGAATGTTGATTACAAGATGCTACCTACTGGAGATTGTGTGTGCAACTGGAAGGTTAGCGAACTTATGGTATTTAATCGTGCGCTGTTGAACGAGGATGACAAACAGATAGGTGCTACACTTGATGGCGAAGAAGGAAAACCAAGCCTTTGGACGCTGAAACTTGGCGATGCGACAGGATATGCTCATGTCGTCGTAAAAAACAGCAAGAGTTATAGATTTTCCAACTCCAGGCACGTAGTAAAGCGTCTTGAACTAAAGGAAATACCAACATTTAGATTCAAGAACAATCCGAATTATAAGATGCTAAAACGCATCATAGAACTCGGCATTTCTGTTAAATGCGATTGTGTATTGCCTATTTTTGATGTATTCAATTTGGATTGGACAAAGCCAGTCTTTATCGAGGAACTTGATTCTTATTTTTTGATTGTTGATGCAACTTGGAGAAGCGAAAACAATACGACAAGTTTGAGCCTCTTAAAGATTCCTGCTGACATAAAAATACAAAAAGAATAATATGATAACGAGCAATTTAACTTTCGGAGAATACGCTGCATTATTCGACTGTTTAAGTGGAGAATGTATTGCAGAGAACAACACTGTTCTGAACAACGCAACGAAACCAGATGTCGTTTGCAACATAGAAGTCCCGTCAGACCTCAAACTTATCACGTTTGGGCAATATTCCGACTTGTGTGACGTTTTTAGCAGAAAAGAACAGTCATTCGATGTCTTGCACGATGTTGTGTCGGCCATATTCCCAGAGTTGACTGACGCAGAAATAAACAGCATACCCGTGGCAGATGTGTGGGGGCTATGTAATTGGGCTGCAACAGAGATTGGGAACATAAACAAATTGTTCGGAGAAATAAAGATGGACTATACGCCGCAAGAGAAAAAGGCGGGTATAGAGCAACTTCAATTCGGAACATTTGGTATTCTCGATTGGTATGCCAAAAGAATGGGAATACACAACCAAGACGAGGTAAACAAAGAAAAATGGGTTCGTATCTATCAATGTATGAAGAACGACATGGAAGATGCGAAATTTCAGCGTCGCCTCCAAAAGATATATGAACAAGAAGCAAAATCAAAACATTAAATTATGGAAAGAGAGACAATCCAGCAGAAAATTAAGAAGATAGCAATGCGGTTCAAGAACTGCAACTATCATTACATGAGTTGGGTGCAACTCAATGAGTGCGTAGGACGCGAGGACTTGGAACTTCCAATAGAAGATATTGAAGAAGTTGTTTCAAGCAAGCCCGTTATTTGTTATCTATTACCTCCTTCTGGATATTTCAATATCAAGCAGAATGGAGATACGATGACAGACAATCCATTAACGGCCATCGTCTTTATCGAGCAGTCTGAAATGGATGCAGACGGAGAAGCAAACGACATCATCATCGAACGCATGAAGCATCTTGCTCAATGCTTTATACGCGAAATGAACAAGAGCGGAGATTTTAATTTCATCGACAAGGAGCAGATTGTGTATTCTGTTGTAAATGAACGCTCGCTTGATGATGCTTTTGCAGGCATCTGCGTAACCATTCCATTAGAGGGCAAGCCTTTCTATTTATGTGGAGAAACAACCGATTTTGGATTTGAATAAACAAAGAAATGGCTACTATAACAAAAATAATAAGCGGTGACAACATATCACATTCAATAGTAAGTGATATTACACCAGACGATATAGGCGCATCGCTATACAAAAACCAAGTAATAAGTCAATTTATTACACAGGCTTTAAGTTTCGTAAAGTCTGGAATCATCACGAACATGGCCGCGAAGGGCAAAAATGCAAGTAGGCTTACAGTTCGGTCGTTAAAAGTTGTCAGAGATACGCCGCAATCTGGCTTTATAGCGTCAAGCAGCCGAGGATTGTCATATACTCAAAATGGACGCGGAGCAGGCAAAATCCCGAGCAACTTTGAGGCGATAATACGCCGATGGATTTTAGACAAAGGAATATCTGTTAAACATATCACAATCAAGAACCCAAAGCGCGCTCGTCTTACACCAGAACAACGTGACATTAGAGCAGCCGCGCACAATATCGCGAGGTCTATTCGTCGCAAAGGAACTCTACAACGCCGAAAAGGTTGGACAAACATCTATTCACATGAGATTTCGCAAGCGAAAGTTTGGCTACACAGGCGCGTTGCACAAGAAACATTGCTTTCTGTGAGGAAATTTATACTAAAATAATTTAATACATTCACAACTATGGCAGAAGATAAATACATTCTCCGAATGGAGATTGACGGAAGCAAGGCCGTCCGCGAGATAACTGCATTAAACGATAGAATACACACCCTAACGCAGCGTTCAAGCGATGCCGCAAAGTCAGAGCAGAAAATCCTCGAGAACAAGCGGTCTATCATCCAGAAGGCATATCAGGATGAAATCTCCTATGTCCAAAAACTCACGCTCGAGGAGAGAGACCTTTTGACGCACATGAAGAATCTTCATGCAGAAGCGTCAAATAGCAAAACGTCTCAAAAGAGATTGAGAGAAATCGCGGCAGAATACACCGAACTCGAAAAGAGGTTGCAAGAATCGACAACATACAGCAGGCGTTTCACAGACACTCTAAAGGCAGAGGAAACGAGTATGAACGCCCTCGCGAGAAAAATTGACGTCCTCAAAGAGAAATACAAGTCTCTTTCTGAAAAAGATGCGAAAGGAAGCACAGGAAATGCTATTCTGGAAGAAATCACACAGAATACGCAAAAACTTGAATCGCTAAAGACGGCATTAAAGGGTTCGGAAAAACTCACTGCATTGCGAAACGCAGAAGTACAGGCTGCGCAGGCATCCAGAAAGGTCGAAGAACTCAAAAGGAAAATCAACGGATTGTCATCTAATGCAAGCCGTGAGGTACGTCTTGGACTTGAAAAGTCGCTCAAGGAAGCGAACAAAGAGTTAAAGAACTCGCAAAACCAATTGAAGAAATTAAATAAAGAGTTGGCCAATTCGCAGAAACTCGGAAATTCTTTTGGCAAAACATTTGGTGCGATTTTCAAGAAAGTCGGTCTCCAATTCTTTGGAGGTGTTCTCGGATGGGCGCAGGCAACTGTAGCACTCGGTAACGCTTTCAAGGATGCTATGCGTACTGCGATTGAATTTAACAGAACGCAGAGTAAACTCGCGTCAGTCCTTGGTACTACGACGGAAGGTATTATTGACCTGACTTTTCAAGCGCGTGTTCTTGGAGAAACGACTCGATATACAGCGAAGCAGGTTGGCGATTTGCAAACGAACCTTGCTCGACTTGGATTTAGAAAGGGCGAAATCGTCAATATGACGAAGGCTGTGCTTGAATTTTCGCAGGCAACTGGAGGTGATTTAGCGGAGGCCGCAAAGGTACTCGGTGCGGTTTTGAAAACCTTTGACCTTTCGGCTATTCACGCGCAGGAGGTTGCGGATGCTATGGCTTTGGCTACCTCAAAATCTGCGCTTTCTTTTGAATATATTAGAACAGCACTGCCTATTGTCGGCGGTACTGCGCAAGCGTATGGCTTTGACATTAAAGATACGCTTTCGCTTATTGGCACACTCGCTGATACGGGTATGCAGGCTTCTATGGCTGCGACTGCTGCGAGAAATATCATCCTTAAACTTGCTGACCCAGAGAGTAAGTTTAACAAACTTATTGGCAGCAAGCAAATTAAAAACGTAAGTGATTTTGCAGACGCATTAAAGAAACTCAAGGAGAGAGGTGTTGACCTTGCCACCGTTCTCGAGGTTTCCTCGCTTCGTTCTGCAACCGCTCTTTCAAGCCTTATTGACAAGTTTAATAATATCTCCACATTAAGAGGTGAACTTGAAAATGCAGATGGGGCAGCAACGAAGATGGCCAACACGATGGAGAACAACCTCGGCGGCTCTGTAATTCGACTTACGTCTGCATGGAACGAGTTTGAGTTAGCAATGCAAGGTTCGCAGGGGACACTAAAAACCATCGTTGACATGGCTGTCGAAGGCGTTAATGCCATATCAAAACTCATCAGTTCACACATGGATTTGGCGAACAAACTCGGCATTCAACGTGGTGTTGAGATTTCAAACATCAACTCGGAGCAGATGCAAGAATGGCGAGAGCAAGATGAAAAATTCGTCGAAGGTCTCATGGATTTGTATATCAAGAGCGGCGTTGGTATTGAAGACGCAAAGATTAAAGTACGCGAAATATTCCTTAAATCAACTGCGGCCGAAGCAGGTGCATACCGACAGGATGCAGAAAGAATTGCAGAAGTTATTAAAGAATTACCTTCTTGGAGTATCAATATGCCATTTGTTTCAAAGAATGGAAAAACAGTGTTCACTCCGTATGAAAATATAAGGGCTATACTCAACTGGTTTTCCGACAAACCAGAAAAGATTATAGCAAGTTATGCTGAAAAGAAGGGCATGGAATTGGCGATAGATGCTCGCAATGCTCAATTTGAAGACTTGCTAAATGAATACAAGGTAGATAAGAATAGAGTAAATTTAGGTGAAAAAGAGATAGGAGAATTTATCGAAATGTTCACCGACAGAAACAAGGCTCTTATCAAGGATAGACAGGTCGATGAAATGTCGAACAAAGATTCTGCACTTGCTCGAAAGGACAAGTTGGAAAATCAGTTTGCAAATTTCATCGCAGAGGAAATGAATACCATCATAAAACTATCCTCGAAACTCGCGCGTGCAAAACGAATGAAAAAAGGATTGACTTTGGAGGTCGATGGCGAGACTATGACACGCGAGCAAAGTATTGCAGCGGGTCAAAGGGCTATTGACATTCACACTGGTATCATTCAGATGTATAAGGACTTCGTCATTCCTACAAAACGGGCTATTCTTGGCAAGGAAGAAGAGGTGCGTTTATTCAAGACCACCGACACCACTTTGAAAGACAGACTCGATGGTGTCAAGAAAGATACTGACGAAGAATACCAAATTCGTGCAGCGATGCTCGACAATGTTATGGCGTTAGAAATTGCTAACGCTCAACTTGCGGCGTTAAAGCGCGAGGATTTAACCGCAGAAGAAGTCGCCGAACTATCCGCTATCAGACTCAAAGGCGAGAAAGAAGGTTGGTCGGCAGAAAAAATCGAAATAGAGCAACAGGCAAAAGAAGAAGAGTTTATCGCAAAACGTACCGCTGACAAGATTTTGGCGATACAAAAGAAACACGCCAAAGAGGTTGCGAAACTCAGATACGAAAGAAATGTAGTATTAAACAGAAACGCAAACTATCAGCGGCAATCCGTTGTTCCAATCGGCTTGTCAGAAAAGCATCAATCTTACGAAGACGCACGCGCCACGCTTGACCAAAAGAAAAACGACCTCCAAGGGCTTAAATCTGGAAAAACTGTAAATCCAGAATGGAGCGAAGAGCAAGTTGCGGCTGAAATTCGCAATGCCGAAAATGCTGTGCTTGAAGCGAAACGCAAACTGCGCGAAGCCTACATGGACTGGCACTCGGAAGAAATGATGCTTGTCGCTGACACAACGATGAACGAGAGAGAACGCCTCGAACTATTCCTTGAAGCAAAAAAGAAGGAGTTGGAAGTTTACGAACGAGTTAATAAGTTCAAAGCAGAGAGCGACGAGGCATACAACCATGAGCATATGCGACTCACAAAAGAGGTCGCTGATGCAGAACGTCAATTAAGCGACTACAGATACCAGATGGCTGTCTCGTCTGCCGAAGCAATCGCAGGCACGTTCAACACTATTTCCGAAGCAATACAGCAATGCAGCGAAGAGAATAGAGATAACGTCCGCATCGCAAAAATTCTCGGTCTCGCACAAGTATATATCGAGCAGGGCATCGCAATCGCCAATGCAATACGCACAGCATGGCAAAGTTCGTCAAGTTGGATTGAGGCTATCGCAGCGACAGCGGCGAGTGTTGCCACCGTTGTTGCAACTACGGCACAAGCCATCAGTTCCATCAAGAGAGCGAAATTTGCACAAGGCGGCGTTGACATTCGCGGAAAAGGCACAGGAACGAGTGATAGTATTCCCGCTATGATTAGCAATGGCGAATCGGTAATGACGGCGAGGGCTACGCAAATGTTCAAGCCACTACTTTTAGCAATGAACGCTATCGCATCGCAGCCAAATGTAACCCTTCCTACGGCCTACGTTGGCTACAATCCCGTACAGACAAATGCCACGAACGAGCAACTTGCTCAATCGTTCAAAGAATCAGTGCGTGATATTCGCCCCGTTGTTAGCGTTAGAGAGATTAACGAAGTAAACAGCAGAATGTCGAATGTAAGAGCGTTGGATAATATCTAAAATCTTGTGGTATGAATATATCGGAATTTCTACAACAAAACAAGAACCTACTTCTTGTCTTAAAAGAGAATAACATAAGTATAAATGACGTTAAAATGTTAGACATCAAAAGCGACTACGATGCAATGGTGTGTGACGGAGCAAAGAGAACTTATATTATTTCTCAACTCGCAAGAAAGTACAAATGTTGCGAAAGGACGATATATTCTACCATAAGAAAACTGTCAAAAAAGGTAAAAAACGAATACTGAAACATTTTTTGCAGTCGATTTATAGGCAAAATATTGCAAGAATAAAAAAAAAGCAGTATTTTTGCCGCGTAAAATATACAAAACTCAACTATATATGGCAAAGTTAGTTATCAATTCAGACATTGTAGATGAAGTCACCAGAGTAATTTACGAATGGGAGGGTTTCAACGGCATCACGTCGCAGGACATCGTTGATTTCATCAACAAGATGGACGCAAACGACACGCTCATTGATATTCGTCTCCATTGTAATGGCGGTTCTGTCACGGAAGGTTGGCGAATTTATGATGCGCTGCGAACAAGCGGCAAGGAAATTACGGCCACCATTGAGGGTATGTGTGCTTCGATGGCTTCCGTTATCCTTTTGGCTGCTCCGAAAGAGCGTCGTTTCGCATACAAAAATGCGAAGTTGTGCATCCACAATCCAGAAGCGTGCGGTCTCGGCCTTGGTTGTCCAAGCCGACTAACAGCAGAGGAAATCGAAGGTATGTCCGAAAAACTCCGCATACAAGCGGAATCGTTGAAGGCAGAACAGGAGAAGATTGTAAATCTTTATGTAGAGCGCACAGGCTCAAAAGCAGAAGATTTGCAGGAACTCATGGACAAAGACACTTTCGTCGATATGGACAAGGCTATCGAACTTGGGTTTATTTCAAGTACAATCCAAGAGAATACAGCCAGTATTTCACCAATCAAAAACAATAACAATATGGACGCAAACAAGACTACCGAGGTTAATACAAACCTCCTGACTCGCATCCTTTCGCATCTTGGTTTCAAGAAAATCGAGGATGTAAAGTTTAATGACATCGTACTTACCGCAGTCGATGGCACTGAAATCACCATTCAGAAAGAGAGCGGAGTTCCCGCTATCAACGACGTTGCTTCTCCAGACGGAGACTTCACGCTGCTTGATGGCACATCAATCACAATCAAGGACGGCATCATCAGTTCGCTCAAAGAGCCTGCCAAGGACATTCTGCACCCAGAGACCAAGGCTGTCATCAAGCCAGAGGACTATCAGGCCACTATCGACGCGCTCTACAACGACCTCGTTGCGTTGCGTGGAGAGACAGATGGATTTAAGAAGACCATCGCGGAGCGTGACACGACCATTTCTGAAATGCAGTCGCGTATCGACGGCATGACAGAAGCCGTTATCACCGACGAGCAGCGCAGCATCCTCGCCTTTGTTGACGAGTGCGGCGGTATCGAGGCACTTCGTGCGTTGAAAAATTCGAGGTCTAACGGCGCACCACAGGCTGGTGTGAACGACCCGAAGCGGAACGGCGCAGGCAATGATTCGCTTGGCGAAGGTTTCATTGACTCAATCCGTAATCGTCGCTTTATCTAAAACTATCATCTTTTTAATTAACAATAAAATTTATAAATTATGGCACACACTCCAAACGCAAATCTTCTGGCAGGTCTTAATGACTACCTCCACAATGGCGGTCTTTCAGAAGTAAACAAATTGACCTTCGATGCCATCTTCAAGTATGGCGAGTTGTTCAACACTTGCCGCCCTCTCACGGGCGTTCGCAACGGCGACAAGGCAGGCTACCTCGGTAAGATGTCCGATGTAGGTTGGTCAGGCAGTTTTTGTAAGCCTACCTACAAAGACCCATCGCTCGGCGCACGCGGTAAGGCATGGGAACTTGGTGACTATGAAATCCCGTTGCAGTTCTGCTACAAGGATTTGCAGAACACCATCGCTCGCTACTGCCTCAAGACTGGCACTGACGCTGCCGACTTGCAGGGTACAGAGTTCATGAGCAAGATTTTCCTGCCGATGCTCGACGAGGCTCTTGCACGCGCTTACTGGCGTATGGCTTGGTTTGGCAACAAGAAGGCTGACAACACCAATGGCACTGGCAGTGGAACTGACAAGGAGATTACGGCGGGCGTTGACACCACGCTGTTCGACATGGCCGACGGCTTCTGGAAGCGCATTACCACCCACACTGGCGGTAGCGGCGCAGGTCAGCATTTCAGCCTCGAGAACATCGACATCACGCAGGAGGGCAAGGCTCTCGAGGTTGTCGAGGGCGTACTCGAAAGAGCAAGCAGCCTCATTAAGGACGGCGCACTGTTCCTCACCAAGTCGCTTTCCGATGCCTTGAAGAAGGACTACCGCCGCGAATACAAGAACACCATCCCATTCATGGAGGTTGCCGAGGGCGTGAAGTTACCTTCATACGACGGTCATCCTATCGTCACGTTGGCCGAGTGGGACAACATGATTAAGGAGTATCAGCGGACAGACACCACGTCTAACGGTACTACCACTACCACCTACAATATGCCACACCGTGCGTTGTTCGCCAACCCAGACAACTTCCTCGTCGGCACTACCGACAAGTCGGTATTCGCTGACTTCAACGTCTGGTTTGACATCAAAGACCGCATGAACTACGTTTATCTGTCTTCTAACATCGGTACGATGATTGTTGACGATACTCTGTACTCTGTCGCATACTAATCCTCCAAAGTCCGCGAGGGCGAATAACTCTCGCGGGCGTAAATGTCAAACATCTTAAACTATTTCATATTATGAGTAATTGTGATGCAAAAATTGCAGTGAACATCACTTATGATGCCTGCAATCCCGCCACCAAGGGTTTGAAGCCTATTGGCTATCTCGCCAATTTCGAGGACATCGACCACGTTGCCATGAACTTGGCTTCCAACCTCCGAGAAGGCTACAAGAACTTCTATAAGGACGTCAAGTTGAAGGACGGCGCACACCTTGTCAAGATTTACCAGACTGGCAAGACACCATTCAGCGGCGCAAATTCCGAGGCACAGTCTGGTACTTACCGCACGACTTGGAACAAGAGCCTGCCTATCGTCATCCTTGACAACGGCGCAGATGTCACCCAGAACATTGTTGACAAGTTGGCCAACGGCAAGTTTGTCGCAATCGTAGAGAACGCATTTAGCGGCGACGGCGGCGACAATGCTTTCGAGATTGTCGGTCTGGAAACTGGCCTTATGCTCACCGAGGGCAACGCCGAGAAGTACAACGAAGACTACGGCGGCGGTTGGTCGCTCACCATGCAGGAGCAGAACGCACCAAAGGCTGGCGTATATTTGCTTGCTGATGCTACTGGCACAGAAGGCACTGCTGGCTATGTAGGCGCAGTTGATGCTACTCGCGCTCTGTTGGAGGGCTATCTTTCGGAGGCCGAGCAAGGTGGCTCTGGTAGCGAGAACACGGGCGACTAATTCTAACCATCTAAACTAACGCATTATGGCTGTACTTACATTTGATAGCGTAATGTCGCAACTTAACGAAATGAGAAGCCACTTTGATAGTGGCTTCTCAGCATCGGAACGCGACACCATCGACAAATATTCTCGTCTCTTTCTGCACAAGCCTGTAAAGAACCTGACGTGTGGAGATTGCTACAAGGATGCGTTTGTCGAGATACGCGCCACCCTGCAGCGTCTTGGTGCTTTGCCAGAACTGCGCAACTACAAGTTAAAGGAAGGTTGCCGACTTCACATCTTCGGTCATTCGGAATATGTCACCAACCCAAGCGATGAACAGGCCGAGAGATTTCTCGCACAAGACCCAAGTCTTATCGCTTACTTTCAAGACTATCCGTTCGATTGGGAGGAGCGCATAGGAAAGCGGAAGAACATACAGAATGCAGGCAAACTTCGTGCTGCTCGCAGAAAGGCAAAAGAAGAGGCAAAGAAGACGTCAGAAGAGGATAATTAAACGAATACAGGTATATGAACTATAAGGGAGTCAAAATAGAAAAACCGAGATACACGACTAATTTCATTAGTAGTCTTGGTATTCAGTCTTACGGCGAGGACAATCTATATCCACAGGATTTGTCAAGGCTTATCAGTGCGTCTGGTACTGGTGGCGTGTGTCTCGAACGCTATGCGACATTCCTTGAGGGCAATGGCTTTAAGAACGAGAAAACAGCGGACACTGTTGTAAATCACATCGGAGAGACGTGCAATGACTTGTTGCACCTCATTGCGATGGATTTGGCTCGTTATCATGGCTTTGCCATACATATCAACTATAATGGGCTTGGCGAGATTATTTCGATACGCCAAGTCCCATTTGAGTGCTGTCGCCTTGAAGAAGAAAAGGCAGACGGCACGGTATTGAATATCGCGTTTCACCCTGACTGGTCTGGCACAAAAACACGCAACGGAAAGAAGTTGCGTGTCTCGAAAGACACGGTAAAGTTCTTCCCGCAGTTCAATCCTATCAAGGAGGTCGTCCTTGCACAGATTGCGGAAGTCGGCGGCGTTGAGAATTTCTCTGGTCAAATTCTTTGGGTCAGCCTCGATGGAAAGAACCGTTATCCAACGACTATCTATGACAAGGTAGTCACGAACCTTTCAACCGACGTTGGACTTGATAATGTGAAATACAGGAATGTACGATGCAATTTTCTCCCTGCTGGTTTCCTTGTCCGTCGGCGTTCCACAAGTCTTTCCATCGACGGCGACCAGAAGAAGAAAGAGGATTTAGACAAGGAGCAACAGGCTATCGAGGCCAACACGGAAGCACTCAAGGAATTTATGGGCGACGAAAACACGGGTAGTATCATGGAGATATACCTGCAAGATTCGGAAGCCGCTCCCGAATGGCAGCACGTCGAAAGTGAAAACTTCGATAAGAAATTCGATAGTACAACAAACGACACAGCGCAGCGTATCTATTCGGCTTTCTCTCAAGAGCCTTGGTATTCATTGCGCGTGGCGAAGAATGGCTTTAGTGGCGATGTCCTTGCCGACGCATACGACTATTATAACTCGTTCCTCACGCCGCGCCGCAAGGTCATAACCCGCGCTTTTGACAAGATTTTCTCACATTGGGAAGACAAAAATAAGCGCGACATGGATTTTGAAATTGAGCCGCTTGTCATGATACGGCAAAAGTGGGCTAACCTCAATCAACCGATAAACTAAAAGAAGCGATGAAAACGATAGCCACACCAACAGACATCAGGCAGAAAGGCCGACAGATGGGCAAGATAGACGACAACAAGTTACAGGCGTTCATCAACGAAGTCGAAATGACAATCATACGCCGCAAACTTGGTGACGAGTTGTATATTCAATTATCAACCGATGATAATCTTTCAGAGGACTTGCAGACGCTTGTCGATGGCGGCAATTACACCATTGATGACAAGCCATATCTGTTGACAGGCTTAAAGACGGCGATTGCGTATTATGTATATGCGCAGAATGTGCTTGCAGGCGATTATGAAAGCACTCGATATGGTATGCGAATCAAAGACGACGATTATTCGAGCGTCATAACGCAAAAGGAACGCTCGGATATTGCAGGACAGGCAACCGACATTGCAGATGCCTACCTTGAAGAGTGTCTTGCATATTGCGATAAAAAAGGCATATCATACCTCAATGGCAAAAGTATGCGGATAACAAGCGGTTGCGTTATTCGTAAGGTATCACTCTAACACGAATCACTATGAGCAGCAACGATAGATTAAACAAAATTATTCTTGCGGCATCCGCTATCGGAAGTCTGAAAAAAGAAACGCGAATCGGTGCGATTACGCCGAAGCGTGTTGGTGTCATTCTTGACCGCCTTTTGTCGCTGATTTATGGCCAAGACATAACTACAGGCGGCGATAACACAGGTGACATCGAGGATGATGACACCCTTCTTTCAGACCTCATTAACAAGGTAAGCGTTGACACTGAAAATATGCTTCTCAAATACCAAGAGAGCGAGAACGAAGTGTATGTTTGCCCTGTGGAAATGCTTTCCGTTCCATCTGCGCCATCATATAGCGAGTCAACCACCATCACGACCGTCAACAATAGCAAGACAATCAATATCACCAACAATACAGAAGGTGCTGTCGTGTTGTATTGCATCACATCGAATGGCGACGAACCAGACGACCCAGATAGGATTGAGAACCCATCTACGGGAACTGGCATCACTCTCCAAGGTATTCAGTCGAGCGAAACAATGACCTACAAGATAAAGGCCATTGCAAAGTATCGCGGATTGTTCAGTGCGACATTAAACCTCACAATTACGACATACAGAAAGGTCAAGACCCCGAGTATTGTTGCCGACTCAAACGAGTATAGCACCAGCCGAAATGTAACACTGTCTTGTGATACAAGAGGTGCTTCTATCTATTATACGACAGATGGCAATGACCCATACTACAATGACAGCGAGGATAAAAGAGGCACGCTCTATACTGCGCCGATACAATTCTCTGTCAACGCAAAGAATATGCCAGCCACGAAGTCAGTAAAGGCTATCGCCGTTTTGGACAACTGGGTTTCGAGCGAAGTTAAGAGCGAGACATCAATCAAACTCGGCGCAAAAAGAGCATATATTGGATTTAGCACCAAATCAATGCTTGAAAGCAAGTCGGACATTGAGGGTCTTCAACAAGAAATCAACGGTACAACCCCAAGCCTCAACACACTCTACACAATTACGCAGAATACTGGTGGAGCGAATGGCTATATCTGGATTTGCTGTATAGGTACAATCAATCCGTCCAAGGTCTATGCCTCGGCCGATGCAGTCATCGATATGGGCTTTGAATCAAAAGGACAGGTAGCGGATTGGAATTGTTATCGTATAGGAAGCATAGTAAACGAGACAAGCACGACACTTATCATAAAATCATAAAGAAAAAAGCAATATGGCATACAGACTTTACCAGAAACTCATAAGTGCAATGGCCGATGAAGGCGTTTGCAATGCAAGCGATGTTGATATGTCCGCAAGTGTCAATGGAACATCGTACAGCAAGGCCGGTGCTATCATCAATGCAATTATATCGTTTATCAATGGGTTAAGCACAACGCTATCAAACCTCGTCAGTACTGGTCTCAAACGAAAAATCGTGCAAACCTTGCCGACTGGAAACAACATAAGCGAGACAACCATATACCTTATGCTCAAAAACCCAGCAGGGGAGAGCGGTGACATATATGACGAGTATATGTACATTAACAACAACTGGGAGCATATCGGCAGCACCGCTGTGGATTTGACGAACTACGTTCAGAAGCCATCAAACATAAGTGACGGCAAGCGATACGTAATGCGTAACGGCGCATGGGCAGAAGCCGATGCCGCAGGCGTAACCTACAGCGGCAGTGTCAACGGCGCAACCAATGTCGCGTCGGCTATCGATGCACTTGTGCCAGATGCTACCCTTGCACGGCAACTTAAAGAAGCAATAGGCAGTGAAGTTGGCAATATAGCCACTGAATCTATTGTCGCTGGCACGATAGTTTTTCATAATGGGCGATTTTACAGAATAAATAATAATATTTACGAAGGCGATAGATGGGGCATCGAGATAGAAGCCACACCAACCACATTGAGCGATGTGCAAAACGTGCAATCAGACTGGGCAGTAACCGATGAAACAAGTGATGCCTTCATAAAGAACAAACCAGATGCAAGTGGTATCGAAATCCAAGTAATTTCAGGATTAGATGCCAACACAATACAAGGTGCGTTGGAGAAGATATTGGAACTTGGCGTTGCAGGCCAATGGTTCGCTGGTACAGAGGTATCTGGAATTATACCCGAAACGTCGATAGATGGCGCAAAAGTTGGCGACTTCTATCTTAATACAGACATAGGCAGTGAGTGGTTCGGCATGGTCTATCGGTTAGTTAAATTTGGAAGCACTAACAGGTGGAATCGCGTGGTAAATATAACAAGTAAGGTTGTACTTAACACCACCACATACAACCGCGAGACGCAGACAACGGACGGCTATTCACACGCATATCTTGACATCACGAACGGCGGCGTGACCTCGCGAGGTACTGACGACCTCATGGCTCCCGTTAATGATGTATTGGATGCCATTGATAAAATTATGAACCCATCAACTGCAAGCCTCACGGCAAGCAGTGAAAACGAGTAACGATTATGGCAAACAACGAAAATGCAGTAGATAGGTTTGCATCACTCAACGCACAGATGCGAACTGCTTTAACTGCAATCCTTTCGAGTGATGCGGAAGCCATCGCGAAAGCACCGTGGTACAGCACGCAGGGAGGTGACCTCGCGTCCTACATCTCAAAGGCGGTACAAGTCATCGGCATTGACGCGGTGGTCAAGGCGGCAGGCTATTCAAAGGATGCCATTGATGGCATCCGCGACATGCTTAACGGCCAAAGTAAAGCAGCAGAGACCCTCGGCGAAGGTTGGACGTACACGGCAAATTTCGGCTACGATGACGGCAACCAAGCAGAGACTTCGAACAGGCACAAGCGGTCAAAGATGGTTTACGCGTTATTGCCAGAGACAAGGCCGACTGGTAGCCTCGCAAACCTATTCCGCGAGAGTGTGTCCATAATGGAACTTGACCCACACATAGCCGATGACCCGGATTATGGTTGGCAGCAGGTCACTTCATTGAACTATGCCTTTTACTTGTCCACGGTCTTGCCCATTATGTCCATATCGTTGGACATCCCATTGTGTACCAATATCGCCTATTTCGGCGGCAATTTCCACGAGATTGCGTTCAAGAACGCGCGGAGATTGTCATCTATCACGTGGTTCGCGTACAGCAATGCGTTTCTGAAAGCCATCCGTAACTGGAACTTGGCCAATGTTATCAGCGCGTCACAGCCGCTACCGAGCAAGCCCGTGTTGGAGACTATCACGTTCGACGGCTTGGCAATCAATGAGGAGGATGGCACAGCAACGTGGGCAGGTGGCCAAAATTATCGCTGCGACGCGGACGATGCAACAGCGGTAAACTATATCCGAAACGGAATGGTAATGGGCAAGGCAACAACAAGCTCACAGAGCAACATCGCCCGTTCAACAGCACTCGATGCAGAGACGTTGCTTGCATTGGTGTATATGGCCTATGATTGGGCGCACAACACTACGCAGCTCAATCTTACGCGCGGAACAGAGGATGCAGCCGTTATGCTCACCTACAACTTCACGGCTGCGCAGAAATCCACGCTTGCGGCATATATCAGCGAAAAGGGTTGGTCAATAGACCCAGACGCGATAATGAGCGCGAAAGGTTGGACTTATTAAAACAACGAACTATGGAGGACAGCAAGACTTACAATGTATTGAAGGAATTGAAGGACGGCAAGGATGCACAGACGGCAGCGTGGTTGAGCCACCCGACCGACTACACTGACCTTGTGACATCAGTCAAGACCGCAGCGTCGGGTGCAGGTGGAACCAGTATCGGTAACACATTGACAGACCTTGCAAAAACACCATTGTATGATGGAGCCGAGACAAAGATGTTTCCAGCAGAGTTTGTGTCGGTCGAACAAGCAGCAGATACCAGTTACCCCAATTACCTGACGACCGTGTTGCAGGACTTCGCGTTACAAGTTGCGGAATACGCGGCCAATGCCGCCGAGGAGCAGCCTATCATCTACGCACCTCCGCTTCCAATAGACACGCAGGATAGCCGTTCACTTGCGTATTGTTTCGCGACGTGCCGATGGCTCGTCAGCATTGACGCATACAAAGGCAGCACATACGATGCAGATATAGCACGGCTGAACGCAGCGACCAATTGCGCTGCAATGTTCAGCGGATGCGCGTCACTTGTGACATTGCCAGAGAGGTGGACGTTCAACAATCTTTCCAATGCAAATAGTATGTTCGACGGCTGTCTGACTCTTACACATCTTCACGATGACTTCGTGAGCCAGAACATCACCACTTGCAGCAATATGTTTCAAAATTGCACAAGCCTCGTTTCTTTGCCTAATCGCGTTTCAAATGTATTTACATTGGCGAATACTACGAATTGCAGAAATGTTTTTCGATTTTGCACGAAGTTGCCAAGTCTGCCGGATGGGTTCGACATTGGCGCGAGTTCGTCATATCTTCAAGCATTCTATCATTGTGAAACCATCAACGTATTTCCGTCGAGCCTTACCTTCAAGATGTCACGAATTAACAATGCGCAGTCGCAGGGTGAGTATAGTACAGATTCGAATTACAATGCGATGTACCAGATGTTCAACTACATCGGGTTCGATGACTACGCGGACAAGACAAGCAAATGTATCAAAAATCTCTTTACCATTGACCCGACTGCGCAAGGCTACACAGGAGGAATCAAGTTCGACTTGATTCTGTGGCACTTTGGCTTCCAGAAGTTATCGCCCAAGAGTGTGTCATCATTGCTGCATTGCCTCTATGACTACGCAACTTACGACCAGACATACACCAACCGCATACCAAGCGGATGCAACAATGGAGGGCGCGCAAAGCCGACCGTTATCGTGACCGTAGCGATAGAGGATGCACTTGTGGAACTCTTCATGGAGGAATACGGATTGGATGTGTACGACTACCTCGACGGCCTCGGGTGGGATATTCAAGGAGTTTGAGCCACTCGGCCACAAACATATTGTTTAACCTTTAATTTTCAAGAACTATGGAAATTCAGTACAAGACCGCTACGCGCGTGATGCTGACACCTACCGCACCAGACGGCAAGATTACAACCTACCAGGACGGACAGCCGCCATTGTGGTACATCGGTGCTGTGCGCGTCTCTACGAGCGTAAACAACATCGGCAACTACCATGAGATTTCGGCAGCACAGCACGCCGTCTATCAAGCCGCCTACGATGCAGCTTTGGCCGAACAAAACGACGATGGCGATGAAAATCCCTGATTGGATTGTAAAGAAGGTCGAGGACGTTGGGCGAGACAAGTTTCTCCACGCCCTTGTTTCGGCCATCCTCGCATTGGCAGTCAAGGTACTGCTGATGGTGTGCTGCGTGCCGTATGCGTGGGCTGCGGCATTGGCCATAATCATCACAATCGCCATCGGCATCTGGAAAGAGACGAAGGACGAGACTTTCGACAGGAAAGACCTTGCGGCCGATGTCGTTGGGGCGATTATTGGTGGGATATAAAAAAAATTGTGTTGTTCATTCCTGATTCTGTGTTTTTTATTTCACGTCGTGAAGGTAGAAGTCCTTGAGGATTTCTGCCTTTTTTCTTGCTATTTCTGATTGTGACAAAGAAACGATAAAAAATTTTTATGGCCAAAAATGTGTACTTTTTCCTGCCATTCTGACGACTTGTAATTTACAGACGTTCAGTCTTTTGCTTGTAGTCGTGGTGGTGCGTTGGTGGTGTATAACACCTGCTTATCTGAAATGTTTTTTGCAGCATTTTCTTTAGTAAAAATTTGTATATCTTAAAATAAACCAATATCTTTGTGTCGGCTAAAACGAAAAGGCGCGCATTTGAATTAAAGCCACAAACCGTTTAACTAATTTAAATTTTTACAAACTATGGACGATAAAATCAATATTCTTCCCGTACTCGGTCAAGGCGGCGGTACTGATTCAGCAACTGCAATGGCCATGATGAACAATAACCCGTGGATGTATTTGGTAATGCTGGCGTTGTTCGGCGGCGGCAATGGCTTCGGGTGGGGTAATCGTGGCGGCGCGGGTGTAAACGGCGTTCTCGACATGGAGACGCAGAACAAACTCAACGCTCTGTCCAACCAGATTAACGACAACAACAACAACCAGTGGGCGCGTGAGGCCATTCAGGGCAACACGTTTGCAATCTCGCAGTTGAGTCAGTCTCTCGGCGTAAACTACAACGCATTGCAGGGCGCAATCTTCGGCGTTCAGTCGGCAATCAGTCAGTTGGGCGCACAGAACGGCATGGGCTTTGCAGGCGTTACCAATGCCATCAACCTCGGCAATCTCAACCTTGTTCAGCAACTCAAGGACTGTTGCTGCGCCACACAGAAGCAGATTCTTGAGCAGGGCTATCAAGGACAGATTCGCACCATCCAGCAGACAAACGACTTGCAGACTACGATGCGCGCCGAGAGTGGCCTCGTTCGCGCAGAGGTGGCATCGTTCCGTCAGGCATGGGAGAACAGCCGCTATCAAGATGTCGTAGCCGAGAAGACCCGCTTGCAGACCGAACTCGACTTGCTCCGCACACAGCAGGGCACGACGGCCGCAATCGCTCCACTTATGACCAAGATTCAGCAGATGGACTACCAGATGCAGCAGTATTTTGGCATCAAGACTACTGCAAGCCAAGCAGGATAAGCCAACGAGTCTATTCATAAAATAAAACATTTAGAGGGGGTGCGGCATAATCGGATTGCCGTCGCCCCCAATTTCAAAAAAAATAGAAGATATGCAAACACCAATCAAAAATCTATCAAAAGGAGGCATTTTGTATGTGCTTGTAAAAGGCGATAATATCGAATGGAAAGAAGCGACCATCGTCTTTGTTTCGTCGCCTCGCTCCGAAATGCCTCCGCAACAGCAAGGCCAGATGTTCCCGATGATGAACACGACCGTAAAATCTGTAGTCGATATTACCTATTCGGTAGATGGCAAAAACTACACAGATACCATAAGTGAAAACGACGTTGCTTTTCAGACAGAGAAACTGGAAAGTATCGCATTGATTGCGTCCGACCACGACATCATTTTAAGCGAACTCCGCTCGTCGTTGAAAATCTCCCAAGACCACGTTGCAAAAACATCGTGGCACGAAAACCGCATCAAGCAGTACGAAAAACTCATTGCGGAACACGACAAAGATTTTGCTGAAAAGAAACAGCAGAACGAGAGAATTGATAAAATAGAAGTAACACTATCGGATATGTCAAAGATACTTGAACGCATATCCAAAAAACTCGATAAGTAATATGACACCGAAAGAGCAATTTTTGGGATTGTATAACTATGTTATCAATTCCGAGGACGAAGAGAAGATGCACGTTCTTGGCAACGTCGTTAAGGAAATGATGATGCACATCATTGGCTCTAACCAGACGCTTGCACAAGAGTTTATCGAAAAACTCGAATCTGTAAAATGGCACAACTACATAACAGACAAAGAAACCGAGGCAATCATAAGCAAGATGAAGCCTTCTCCGCTTTGGTCTAAATCCGCATGGAAGACAAAGATGGAGGCATCTGGTATGCTAATGTGTGAAGAGCCATACTACAACGAGAACGCGCTGTATGTGACAATGAGTATGTTGAGTTCCGACGATGCTGAAACATTCAGAGAAATGGCAGGCATCACGGACGATGCAAAAATGTTCTCCTTCATCCATAGCCTTGCCTTGAATCGTCTAAAAGACAAGGACAAAGTGTACGATATTAGAAACTACTTCAAAGTATAGCAATATGTTTGACATCAATTATATCTTTCGGCAAATATGGGGCGTTATCGGCGCGGTGATTGGTTGGGTCATTGCAGAATTTGAGCCGACATTTCCACTGATAACTGTTGCTATCGTCTTTATCGTCTGCGACGCATGGACAGCCTTTCAGTTAGACAAGCGCGTGAAAGAAAAGTACCCCGATAAATCCACACGCGAGAAAGCAAAATTCACGTCATTTGCATTTGGCAAGGTTGTACGGGAGACAATACCGAAGCGTCTCATGGTAATTATTCTTGCATACCTTGTTGAGCATTGGGTGTTTATACACGAAGCCGTACCGTTGTCATATATCGTTACAGGTATCGTTTGTTTCGAGCAGGCATGGTCAATACTTGAAAACGAGAGTAGTTGCAGACCTGCGAGCGACAGCGCATTTTGGATTGCGTTAAAGAAGATACTCAAAGACAAGACAGAGAGGCATCTTAATATAAACCTTTCAGACTTTGAGGATGATAAAAAAGATAAAGACAATGAGGAATAAATCTTATTCATCGCGAGAATGACGGTTGTTATCTCGCGATGATAGGCTTTTTATATATATCAATAATTAAATTTACAAGTCCTATGAAATTCAAAGATTTAGTAAGTGAGGTCGAGCGTTATTTCGACATCAAAGAACTCGTTAGCAAACGGGTCTATGAGAAGTACAAATCGAGCGCATGGCGTTTCTTTGACCCCAGACTGCTTGAAACATTGGTTGTCTTGCGTCGCGATATTCTTGGCGTGCCTCTTGTGTGCAATAACTGGAAATCTGGCGGTTCGCTACAGCAGAGGGGACTGCGCGAGAATGTCTGCGATATTGTGCGGAAGAAAACAGACTTTGATATTATGTATCTGTCCGCGCACACCATCGGCATGGCAGTGGACTTGTCGAGCGGCAAGATGACCGCCGACGAAATGCGTGATAAGATTATCAAGAATAGCGGCAAGTTGCCGTATAACGTCCGTCTTGAAGACGGCGAATCTGCACCGACATGGCTGCATATTGACGTATGCTGCCCGCCGACACAGACGGAAAAGGTAGTCAAATTTAAGTAAAAAAATACTTCACGCGCGCTAACCCGCGTGACAATAATACGCACGATTATGAAAAAAATAAAAAAATACTTTTTTGAAACACTGAATAGCATCGGTGTTCTTTTGTGGGCGATGTTTATCTGCCTGCTGCTTTCATTGTTCTTCATGTCCGGGTGCAAAACGACGAAGACTGCTGCGATGCACCAAGTCGCTGATATGCACACCACGTTGCATGAAGATACAATGCACTACTTTATAATCAATACGTTCCGAGACACGACGCATTACGAGAAGACAGAAACGGAAAAGACAAAGATAGTCGAGTATTTCGACCCGACTACTGGACTATTAAGCAAGCGTATAACAGAAAGCGAAGCACGCGAAAAGGAAATGTATAATGCGTATATGTCCTTAAAGAACGAAATAGATAGCCTCAAAGCGTCGCGCAATCGTGAAAAGGAGTTGGCTGTGGACACTGAAATAAAAACGAAAGAAACGCGGTCAGTGCCTTGGATGAAACTATCATTCACGTTCGTTTCTTTCATACTGTTTATCTCTGCCATCTTATATATCATACACAAGATACGGAAGTAAAAAAAAGCGCATGGCCTCGTTGGTCATGCGCTTCCCGTTTAACTATTGGACGATAATATTTCTCTCAATTCGGCGACGGTATCGTCCTTTTGGCCGTCGAATGGCCGAAGGTGTTTTGTCAGGAAATCTTGCGAGAACCAACACTTCTGAATATCCAACCAGATTGCACGTATTGTCAAATCCTTTTGGACTGATGTCGGCACGCCTACCTTTTCATATAATTTTGTCAACAAACACCTTAATTTGTCGTGGTCAATGTAATTAAGTCTGGTGATTATTGGGCTTGTGTACTTACATTCGTTTATCCTGTCTTGGATATTGATAGCGGCGAGTTCGCACAGCATCAACGCAATAGTAAGTCGCGAGAATACCTTTTGATATTTGCAATCCCCCAACTCTTTTCTGATAGCAACGTCGAGACGTTTCATCTTACCATCGAAAGCGTCGTCAAGCGATAGGTTTATGTCGGCAAACCAATTCGCATTATTGCCAAGCCCATCTTGAAAACTCTTGTTCTGCGCTATTGCCTCGGCCTCCACTTTTTTGGCGAGTTGCTTTACTTCTTGCTTGTATAGCGGTGAGTTCTTTATGGCATCAATCGCCTCGAAGATATAAGTGTCGGCAAAGTAATTGACGAACATAATCATAAACGCCTCGCCAATGAGCAGATTGTGGTCTAATACGCCATTTGCCTCACGCAATCTGTTAGCGTGTGCGATTGCCATTTCTCGGCAGAAGTTTCTTCTTGTCTCTTTCATTTGTTTTTCTTTTTTAACAATTCTTCTATACGTTCCTTTTGTATGAGAATAAGGCGAAGCAGCCTTTGCATATCGGCTGATTGACCATAATTTATCCAACTTACAACAGACCAACACAATGAACCAAAAGCCAAGTGCCAATCTTCTATAATGAAAGCAGCGACTGTCTCAATAGATACAGCAATGGCGCAAGATAAATGCACGTAATTAAAGAATTTCAGTTTCTTGTAAACCTGTTTCGTTCTTTCTTTTGTACTCTTCATATTTTTGTTTTATTAAGTTATACTTTTCTTGATGCGACTTGCGGAAAGGACGGAAAGAATGGTTGAGCCATCGGCAGATATACTCGACCTTATTGTCTGTGTAGTCGGCATTGCCGTCGGTGGTGATGATCCAATCGTTCTCCGGCCTTGACGAATGCGCCTTAATAGCGCAGTCAATCAGTTTCGGGTGTTCGGCCAATACCTGCCAATTTCTATTTAAGTCAGCCTTTGGGCAGATGATGCAGCCGACACGCTTGCGCACCTTGTATTCGGGATTGACGGGAAGGTTATGTCGCTTGATGTAGTCCCAAACCTGTTCGTCGCTCCAATCGACAATTGGCAGCAACTCAATCTCCGATGGGCTTCCGCTGGCCATACAATGCTCGGCGAAATACTTTGTCAATGTTTCATGCTGTTTGCGCAACTGTGTGTGTGTGTGTGTGTTTAACACGTTTCTTGTTGCACGAGCTACACTCTCGCCGCGCCGCACTCCGACGATGCTTGCCTTATCAACAAAGGCCGGATTGTGCTTGTAGTCCTTGCAACAATAGGCCATTTCAACCGTCGGTAACAGACCTGCGTGATTGACGGCGATATTGCGGAAGAAGCCTTGTTTGACAACGCGCCGCCACTCTACATCGGGATAGTGTTCGCGAATGAACTGCATAGTAGTTGTTGATTCAAAGCAATGGTTGAACTTGGCCTTGAACTCGATGCCCGAACGCTTGCAGAGGTCATAGACAACTTGGCTGTCCTTGCCACCGCTGAAACCCAGCACGGGCGTGTAGCCCATTGCCTCGCACAGGCGGCCGAACCGCTTGATGCGGTCGATTGCCTCCTGCTCAAACTCTTCTTCAAAAATGTTTTCGCTCATAACTTTTTGTATTTGTTTATATATTCTTTAACAAGTAGGTAAATCGAAAGAGCAAGTAACAAGGGCAACATTATTACCATTGTTAAAAGTTCTACAATGCGGCAATAGCGCGGCTTGTATTTACTCATAGTCCGTTTTTTAATAGTTCTGGGTTGTCGTAGATATTGCCGATTGTCTTTAACTCGCAATCTGCAATAGAATTACAGATAACTCTCTTCCTGTCTTTCGCCACGAACATATAGCAGGCGTGGCTGCTATCCCACTTGATAGAGCAAATCATCTTTCTGCCGTAGTCTTGCGGTCTGATGCTTGTCACCTCAACGATGTCTCCTTCGTAGATACCGATTGAGTCGGCATTTACAAGGCCAGTGTACTGACCGACGGTGTTCCCGTCCACTATCGTTTCTTTGTCTGTGGTCTTGTCAAAGATAGTCCACTGGTCAGCGTATTTAACGTAGTGACGAAGGTCGCCATACACCCAACCATATCGTTCGTCGAGGCTCTTGCCTCTAAACTCTGTATCTTTCATTGTGCGATATGTTTAATTTAGTTTGATTACAAGTCGATTCTTTCTCGCGTTACGCCACGGCATGACAATCACATACTGCGGCTTGCGGCCTGCGTTGCGTTTAGCATAGTCGTCTATCAGCCATTGCTTGTGTTTGCAGACGTAACGGCGCGCAGCCTTGATACTGCCAAAGCAAAGTTCTTCGTGGCTAACGAAGTTGCCGTCGTGGTCTTGCGCGTTTGCTAATGAACGTCGTTTGACGTGGCGATTTCGTATCAGTCCTTGCACTTGATAACAGTCTTTACGTCTTCCGTACCACAATGTGTAGTCGAACTTACCCATTTCTTTGTTGGCTTGTTTACAGCCTTTCTGTTTCCATTTCATTGTCTAATAAATTTATCTGGTTGTGAATAAATTGTTTTCAGCATCTTTTCTGCTTCTTGCTCGCTAAACTTCGATGCGTATGCTTTCGGCATATAGGAGACGTGCCAACATATCACGACATTCGGATTGCAAGCGATACGCTCCGTTGTAAATCTGAGGAATAGTTTGAGCAGGCCAAAGAATATAGGCCGATAGATATAGCAGATTGTTTCACATTCAATCGGCTTGCCGAAGATGTTGGTCTTTGTTACGACCGTCTCCTTGAGAATTTTGAATTTCATAATTGCTTTAGTTTAAGTTCAACTTTCTGTGGGCTGTTCTCGAATGTTATCTCTGCACACCGAGAATAATCGCCTATAAGCATTTGCTCTCCACTAATGCTTCTCGTATCAAAGTAACTTTCACAGACCAACTTAGGCTTTTCTGTATAGAGATAAAGACTACCGTCTAAGTCTCTTGCAATCCAAAGTTCCATAGGCTTATTGATTTTTATTTGTCCAACAATATCATTTTGAAGACCTTTTTGCCTCCGCACGTAACTGTTACTTCGTTTGTGTTTTTCCATTCACAATACGCACGCAGGAAATGCTCTGCAATAAACAACTGCTCGGCTTCTGTGATTGGACGGCGGTCTTGGCTCATTGTGCCATCGTCGCGTTTCTTTATCTTCGCGAGGTAGATGTCTGTCATACCCTCGACGAATGTGTAATCTTTTGCTGCCATAGTTACTCGTTTATTGCTCGTTCATAGTTTCTGTATTGATTTAGTTAGATATATCAACGATGTTTCAAGAATTTCCTTTTCGCTATCTTTGATGTCCTGTGAAAGCAAGTCCTTGATGATGGTCTTTGCATCCTCTAATTTCCGAATGGCTCGGAATAATGAAATCTCTTGTGATGATGTCATAAATTGTTTCGTAGTTTATCAATTAACTCTTTTTCTTCTTCATCGGTCATTCTGTAGTCTGGCTTATACCCAGTAAAGTTAGAACAGAAGTAACCGAGTTTTCTGCAAGGCTTATTGTGCTTTTCGCAAAAAGCCTCGGTAAATTCGCATCCGTCCAAAGTTACAAGACGTGTAACGCACCAAGCACAATGAAGCCCAGTATCACTAATGCTTGCATAACAATGTTGTGACATATATTTATGTATTTAGTTAATATCTTCAAGTGCAATCATTGCCGTGCGATAGCCGTCGTACCACTTTCGGCAAGTTGCCATTGTTTCCTTGTTGCACTTCATGTTGGTATCATTGACGATGCCGTCGCACTTGAAACAGCGACACCAAGTAGATGCCGCGTTTCTTGCTATCTTGTCTTTCTCTTCGCGTGTCATAGGCATTTGATTTTACTTATTATTGCCAACGGTTCTGTGCCGATGCTTGATGTCGGTGTTTCAGCATCGACCGTGGCCAACGACGTGTCACCTCTATCTTTGTAGAATTGGTGGCGAATCACTCGATGTATGTCGTGCAGAATGTCGGCCGTATCATCGTAGTGGATGCCGTACATCGCATTGGCCTCGCAACCCCAGAAACGCTTTTTGATTTGTTTGCTGATTTCTTCGGCTTCGGCTCTCATGTTAGACCAACCGCCATCCCATGCTTCATCCATCGGCTTTCCAGTGGCTTCCTTGCAGCGTTTCTCCCACGCGGCTTCAAGAAACTCTTGATAAGTCCAGTCCTGACCTTCAATGATTCTGGACAGGTGGTCGCAGGCATAGGATAATAACCTTGCCTGCTTTTCTGTCAGTTGCAGATTGTAAATATGTTCTTGTGCCATAGTTATTTGGTTAAGTCTTTTATGTATGCCCATTTTCCCTGATTGTCGAGATTTTCCCAGTCCTCGACAAGTGAAACCATTGCATCACCATTCTTGAATAAAACAAGAATTTGTCTGTCACTTGGAGCAACTGGTGTTTCATCAGCGGTGTGCCAAACGCCATTGGACACATTGGATTGATTGGACAAAACATTGGCAGGCTTGCCTTGTGGCTTATCCCATTGCTTTTCAAGATAATCTTTTACTTTAATCATTTCATGACTGCATTTGTTATATCCATCGTAATAAGCCTTACGATATTCTTCTGTACAATCAGATAAATCTACAAGGCAAGCATTAGGATTGAACAATTTAATGATTTCTGTTTGACGGACTTTCACAAAATCCAACAAATCATTTTCTTCATAAACACTACAGCCATGTCTGTTAGCCCAAAAAGCAATTATTTGAGCAAGTTTGTGCATTAACTCGTCTTTGTCGCAATATACCAAATTCTGTTCACCTTGCTTTTCAAGTTCGTGCTTTGCATCACACATACCTTTGAGCCAAGCATCATCTACATCTTTTTGGGTAAAAGTTTGACCTTGCTTTTCAAGCCATGTAAGCCATTTGTCGTAATCGTAATCACAACCACTTCTATTACGTTTCTGTATAAACACAATGAGTTATTTCCTTATCTTCTCATCCTCACTCTCTGTAAGTTCTTGGAAGATATACTCTAACAATGCAGGGGCCAAACACCCAGCATGATAGTTTTCCTTGGCTCTTTCAAGAGCCTTTTTGTATAATTCTTCGTAGTTCTTCATAATTCCTATAATTTATACATATTATTTGTTTATTGTTATTAACGACTTGTCTCACGTTCAATCAATATATATAAATCCTCAAGCGAGACCTTTAACAAATCTATCTCGTCGTTTCCCCATAAATTTGTGCCAAATTCTTCGTCGATGGCTTCAAGCAATTCTAAGATGTCAAGTTCATCTATTGTTTGCTGCATCCAAAGTGGACTACTATCATCTATTTCTTCGATGTCCATACACATGACATCTGAAAATATAGAACTTATTTTGTTTTCAATTTCTTGTCTTGTCATAATCATAAATTATTTAAGAGTTCTTTGTATTTCTCGTCAATCCAAATAGGCAAATCAGCAGGAGTAAATGGAACATTCTCACAATCACCTGTTTTTATGAAATAAAATGCTGGCCAATTAAAGATATGCGCTAAACCATACAGTTTCATTTCTTTTCTTTTTTAAGTTGTTCTACAAGCGCATCAGCACAAGCAACGGCAAATTCTGCTATTTCTTTAGGGTAAGTTCTTGCTTTTCCGCTATACCCATCAGCAATAACACCATCATCGACAACGCATATATTACTACTTTCCCTAATTGTAACACTACACTGCATGGCCGCGATAGCAGCACGCTCTCTGACATCTTGCCAGTGGGCTTCTGCGTTGTTAGAGATAGGCTCGCGTTCTTGTTCAATCTCTGCATCGTTGATTGATATGTATTTAGCATACAGACGATTACCAATTACGATTTGATACACATCTTCAAACGGTGCTGTATCACCTTTTCTTCTTGCTCTCATAGTTATTTGTTATTTTTAATCTACACGTTCAAAAACTATATGCGAACACGTAGGGATTTTTCTTCCACGTTCCCTTGCCTCTCGTCTTGTCAATCAATTCAACAAAGGCTTCGCGTGGCGTTGAGAATATCACACCTTTTTTCGGACATAATGTAATACCAGTTACCAACGCCTGCTGTGTATCCATTACAGATACCCTCTTTCAAGCAATCCTCATCGCTAATGTCTTGCAGCCGTTCCACCTTGATGCCAGTTATCTTGATGTGGTGCGGCATAAGGTCGGCACGGACAAACATCTTGTTATTCCATCCCGCTGCGAGGTCTCTGTGATTGCTACATTCGGGATGCCCTCTGTACGGAGGCACGTCCTTGTATGCCTGTGCAATGGCTACAACTTCGCCAACACGATACTTGCCGCAGTCGCGAATATTGTGATAGTAGCCCTCACCATCTACAACGGCTTCAAAATCGCCTTCTTCAACTGCCTTCCAATCGGTCTGGTTGTAGAGGCCGATTGGCACAAAGTCTCGGAACATCGTCTTTCTGCCATCCAGAACCGCCTGTTCAAGTCCGTATTTCTGATTAAAGCATTTCTTTTGCATAGTTATTTATGTGTTAGATGTTGAACTCTTCGCGTCTGCAATAGTTCTCGAACGTCTTGTAGAAACTAAAGCGCATCGGTTTGTATCTGCGCCCGTTTCGATAAACATAACGCTCTTCGCTATTATAGTACCAATCGTTTCCGCGAACGATACATTTGTAGTCTTCTCTCATATCTTTTTATCGTTTTTTGTTTGATGTCTATGTCGTTTTTTGCACAGGTCAGTCTCTGCAACCTTAAATCCGTTTTCGAAGATGCAGTAGAACTTACCGTCTTCCTTAACGATATTAACTATAGTGTGCATACGTTGAAAGCCGCGTATGCGCGCCGTATGTCCGACTTCAAAAGTGCAATTCATATTGTGTTGGGTTTATAAATTCTATAAATATCTTACAGCACTCATAAAAGCCGCTGCATACCTCTTTGAGTTTGCGAGTAAAAGCCGATAACGGATAACCCGCTGTGCGCTCGCTCAAACAATCATAGGTAGTTTGCAGCATCTTGTTTAATTTGTCGAGGTAGTCCTTATTCTCATTGAAAGAATCTTTGTTGGCTTTGACCATAAGTTCGCAGTCTTCCAAAATCGAAAACATCATTCGTGATATATTCTCGATATTGTTTCTATCAATTCTATCAGATAACCTCGAAATCTCTAACATTCTATTCTTAACGAATTTGAATGTCGCGCTCATACAATCCTTGTCACTCATAATAAAAAGAAAAAGCAACACCTATTTCACAACCGTTGTTGCCTTGATTGGTAAAGATGATGATTTATTTCTCGTGTGCAAAGATAAGCATTTTTTGCGTATTTTGCAAATTATAAATGTTAAAATTTACCTATCGTCGCCACTTCCACCGATTTTTCCGCGATTTTTGCGGTCGGTGAGTTTCTGAATGTTCATTTCGGCCACCTCTTCGAGCGTGTAACCCGCAAAGTTTGACAACAACTCAAGCATCATACAGATTACATACAATCTGTTTGTCGGGAAGTTAAGGCGACCGCCTACCAAATCGTCGGACGTTCTAACCGATTGGTACGCCACTTCCATACCGAACTTAATTGCGTCTTGCAGCGATACGACCTCCTTTTTGCGTGGGGTAAATACCAGCCGAATTTTCTCCTTGTGTGCGATAGTCACGACATACCAAAGTACATCGCCAACCTCCAAGGCGATATGACGCGCGGCATCTTCCTTGAGTTGCCCGCCATCGTCGCGGATAATCTTCTTTAACTTGTTCAACACTTCGCCGACCTCGCCAGAAAGACCAAGCGCAAGATACTCGTTTCCCATTTTATCGCCAAATGCGGCGAACTTGATGGCTTCTTTTTGATACTCCTTGACGTTCATAACTATATAAACTAATTAAATATTTTTCGTTTGTCATTGTTCTTAATCTGTTACTTCTATCACTTGCGAGCCATTGTTGTGCTGCCTCAAGTGGTTAATAAGAGCATCGGAAAACGTCTTCAATGATTTAGCATGGTTTTCCGTAATCTTTATCTCTGACGAGACAATATTTCCAGTTGTCTCTCGCAGTTGCTCAAATTTATCTGTCAGCATTTCCAGCCTGCCATACAGGTCGTACACCAAATACGACAATATGGAAATCAATAATAGACAGATTATAAGAATGAATATAATCATGGTTTCAAATGGTCTTTTAATAGTTCCTGCAACTCTCGTTCTCGGCGTTCTCTGCAAAATCGGCAATTGCCTTTGTGTGCAAAATAGCCAAAACCTTGATAGTCGCCTATATCTTCCTTTTTCAGATACTCGCAACTGTCAATCGTTACTACTTCGTAGCCGTCAATCATTGTTGGCTTTTTCTCCGTCGGTACGTAAGTGCAACCAGTAAGGAGCATGGATGCGATGATGATAAGATGTTTCATAGTCTTATTCTTTATGGTGTTTGATGATAAACACGTCTCTGTCAGTCGGTGCGCCCCATGCAGGGTTTCCTCGTCCGATAGTGATGCTGTCTATCTTGTGCGTGAATGTTCGCTTGGTGTAGCCGTAGCGGAAACGGACATGAGTATACCCTTTGTTGTTACACTGGCTGTACCCATTTCTGTGCGAGAACAATGGGCTATCAGTTCCCAATAGCCGCTTGCACCAATAAGGATTTATCTCTCGGTATTCCTCTGGCTTTTCGCCAGACTCTTGCATATCGTACCACTTCGCCATGAGTGGCAAATCAAGTATTTTCATTGTTGGTTCCATGCTCATTCCTCGTTGATGAAGTTCCACATTCTTTTCAGTTGCTCGTCGGACGGTTGACCATAGAGCGTTTTGAAAAATCCTCGCGCATTGGCGAGCATTTCCTTTTGTCCTCTGCGGTACTGCGCATAGTTTTCGTAGTCCGTATATCCACCAAGCCAGTGGATGATTGCTGTCTTAATCTTGTTCATAGTGTTTTAATATTTGTTCGTTGGTTTTACTTGTTCCACAACCTCGACCACCATCCGCGATGCTTTAGACGGTCAATCTCTATCTCCAGTTCAAGGTTCTCGCGCTGACATTGTTTGAGCGTCTTGATGTTGCCATCGTTGGTACTCTCCAACACCTCGCACTTCTCTTTCCACTCCTTGTTAAGAGCGTGGAGTTTCTCGTCCATTTCGTTGGTGATGTCCTTCATGTTCACCATCTTGTCCTCGATGATTTCCTGCGTGCCGCAGGCACGGGGATTGAAGGTCAGTTCGCGCACCCTAATGATTTGCCGACGCACCCGCACCTTGTTCTCGTCGCAAACATGGTCGAGCATTTCTGTCAGCCGCTTATTCTCGCTCTCCAGTTCACGAATACGGTCACGCATCTTGTTATACTCATTCAGCGGAAGTCTTGCCTCGCCGAAGTCGGGAATGTTAATAATTTCTCCAATAGTTCTAATCTTGTTTATCGTTGTTGTTTGATTTATAGACCCGAAATTGAAATGACCACAATCGGTTCAAGCCACTCGGGTAATTTGTATGCAAAATCCTTGTGGAATCTTACCGACGCACTAATCGAACAGACATTGAGTTCTTCGAATGGTTCGATTTTCTTGCTTTTCCAAGACTGCAACAATACCTTGCCAGTCATTGCGCCCATTAGTTGATACCTTGCGCCTGACATCAAAGTGTCAAGTGCTTCTTTTACTTTCATAGCCGTTTATTGTTTTTTTACATGTTTGTAACTCAATATCTTCACAACACCAAGTCTCCGTGGGGTAATGCCAAGTTACGTTGTAGAAATCGCAATGGCAGAATTGGTCTGCAATAAGCGACCTCCGCAAACACCTTGCCTGCCGTCCACGTTTAAGGTGTGGACACTTTTTGCATTTACTTGGTATCATCTTCGCCGATATGTGTTGTTTTGGCCTTTGCCCAATAGTACAAGGTTCTCTTGCCAAAGGCAAGAGCAGTGTAATGTTCTACGTCCATTCCCTTGCTGTTGATTGCCATTCCATAGTCCAGTATAATGGCATCGCACTCCATCAGCAATCGGATGCAGTTGCCCATCGCCTCTGCCTCTGTATGATTGCAGCCGATAGGGTTCACGTCGAACGTGCTGCAATACTCGGCTGTCCGTAATGGATTTTTCGCACCTTGTACGATTGGCTGTGCTTCTCGCATATATTGTGCGATTTGCTCTACGCGCTCCTTGGCTGCTATCAGTCTCTCTTCCATCGTCTTCTCTGGACGATTGGAAATAGGTGTCGCTATATAAATTCTCATAGTCTGTTTAGTTGTTAAGTTTTACTTTTTTGGTAGGTTGACCGCGAGGCTTTTGATATTGTCAATCTTAATATTGATAAGCCCCTTTTGTTCGCCTCTCTTGAGCATATCGCGCAACTTGTCAAGTTCCGTAGATAGTTCGGCAATCTTGCTCCTTCGGACAACAGCCGTGCGCATACCGTCAAGCGTTGTAAGGACTTTTCTTTCGATGAAATCGGCAAGATTTCTTTCCGCTTTTACAACCTCGTCAAACGAGCCATAGATATACTCATTGTTATTATCAAAGTGCATATCTTTATTTTTGATGAAATATTCATCATTGCAGAACTCCAACCACCTGTAATCGCCCTTATTGTTCAGCACAAAGTATTCTCGATTCCTCGGCCTTTCAGCAAGTTCTGGAATGTTGTGCTTTGCCATAATCTTGCGCACAATATCATTGGCAAATCTCCATTTGTCGAACTTGTATATGAAGAACGTGGGTTGCCATACATTGCCAGATTCGTCATTACCCAAGACACCAGCACATTCGCAGTATTCGTCCACCTTGTACGGATGCTCTTCCTGCCAAAAGATTGCGCAGTCCTCTTCGTGGAATATTTTGTTATACACGGGGACATACACCGACTCGAATTTGCGGCACAAGTATTCGCTTTCCAAGTCTTTATAATCGCCGTTCTCGTCTTTGAGACTTTTAATGTATTCGCGATATTCAAACTCCGATTTCCGCTCTCCTGTCTCTTTGTGTTCATAGTGAGACAATACTTCTTTGTAATGAACAGCCTTAACACTTTCGAGGCGACCTTTGAGGATATAATCGTCGCATCCGTATGCGTCTGAATATACTGGCAATCCATTGATAAGTAAGTGATGGAAATAACTGTAGTTATTGCCGCTTTTTGTGTCGTTCAACTTTACGTGCGTAACGTCTTTGTCTGTGAAATAGATAGCGTTTACTCTCATAGTTTTATTTGAAATTGTAAAACTCTGGTGCGTCGTCTGTTGTCCCTACAAGGTGTTTTGTCTCCACATTGTAAGGGATACACTTATTTTTGAGGGTGCAACTCACCACGAAATATCTGTCACATGCCATTGTTGTAATGTGTGAAAATATCGCGTATTCCCACTCTTCATCCTTTAAGTCACGAACAAGCACAGCATCCCCTGTCTCGAACAACTTCGGGTCGAACTTGTCAATCTTCGTAACGTCATTTTTCTGCGCGTGCCATGTCATTCCATTGTGTCGCAAGTCGTTCAGAACAAAGTAATCATTACACTTTTCTCCGCTATACGTCGTTAGAAGCTCACCTTTCTCGCTGTTCCAGACGATGTGGTCGCCCTTTTGGAACTTCTGCCGTGGCTTGAATTGTGACCAGTCGCGGCAATCCTTTGAGGGGAACAAGACGCACTCTGCGTTACTATACATACCAAAATAGCGGCCATCGCTTGTAAACGACGCATTGCCTTCCAGTTCGTTATCGTCAATATGAGATACACGAATAGGATGGATTTCCCCTTCGTCTATACTTTCAAATTTGACATCGCCGTGAATAGTTGAGTACAGCGGTGTACCCTTTGGGCAGCCTGCCAAAATCTTAACTAAATCTAATGTTTCCATAATTAACTTTTGATTTTATTGTGTTATTCGTTATCGTATTGTTCGCAGGTCTTGGCCTGCTTGTAGTCGTCGGCCGAAACCAACGGCTCGCTGTAGTATGAGCAATGATGTCTCCCGTAGCCATCTTCTGCGCAAAACACGCAGTCGAGGCAATGTCTGTGTTCTTTGTTGTTGTTCATAGTGTGAAAATTTCTGGTGTAAAAAACTTTAATACTTTGCAACTTGCATCACGAAAGAAATCCTTTTTAATCTCAAATCCGTATGCCTTTCTGTTAAGTTCAATGGCCGCACGAAGTGTCGAGCCGCTGCCAGCACAAGGGTCAATGATAACGTCATTCTCGTCCGTAAACAGCCGAATGATTCTCTTCAATAACGGGACAGGCTTTTGAGTTGGATGTACTTTCGGAGTTTCGTTGTCTCGTTCCCAATCGAAACAATTGAAAATCATACGTCCTTCGTTGTTGAATTTTGGCAACTTGTCCTTATATAGCACAAGGCCGTATTCGCAATTGCCGACGATTTTCATATTCGCCTTCAAAACTTGCGCCGAGAAATCCTTACGGAAGACGAGTGGAATATAGTGCTTAAAACCATAACGCTGGCCAAGTTCTATATAATAGTGCAATTGCTCAAAAGCACAGAACAGAACCATACAAGGTGCTTTACTCTTTGTCTTACTACCGATGCGTTCAATATCTTCATCGGTAGTTCCATTCTTTGGCTCTTTGACTAACATTTGCGAACAGAAGTGCATAAACTCGGCGGGTCGGAAATCCTTATCTGTATCGAAGAACTCTTTCCCTGCAAGTTCGCTTTCGCCGTTTTTGTTATCGCCATCCTTGTACCAAGCGGGATTGCTCGCATAGGCGTTCTTACCAAGATTATACGGAGGGTCTGCTATAATCAATTGCGCGTGTGGTATTTGATATGACTTCCAATTTTGCATGTGGTCGTTAATCAACACACATCTATTTTTTACTATCTCTGCAATATTATTCATAATATTAAATATATTTCCAAGTTAATTTTCCCGCTGTTTTATTTCTTCCTGCCAAAGCATGATATATAGACTCTGGCGATATATTAAGCGCATCCCCTGCATCTACACATGAAGCGTATATTGCACCAGTCTCTAAGCACATTACTTTTTTAGAGCGCGACTTTTTATGACACAATTCCCTATAGGAGTGCTTTATGTTTTCCGACCGGCTAACATATTCAAGATTTGATAAACAGTTATTTGTTTTATCTCCGTCCTTATGATTTATGTCACAACCTTCGCATTTCGACAAAAAGCAACTTGCAACCAATCTATGAACAGTAACAGCATGACTTGTACCATCTTTGCTTAGCCATACAACAAGATACCCTCCATTCTGTTTTCGCGGTTTAAGTATCTTCCCTTTCATTATCCGCTTGTATATCTGCATATGACCAAGTTGGGATATTTCTCTGGTTAAAGAACGCACCCTGCCCATATTTGATACCTCATAGTTATTATAATTAGGTATTGTTCGCCATTCTTCGTTGATAAGTTTGCAACGCCCTTTGATAACTTCAATTTCGTTGTCCATAGTTGTAAAGTTACTTGTTTTGATTTTCCTCTACGAAATCGTAAAGGTCTTTAACCGTCTCTACGTTTGAGTAGTCCGACTTGACGTCGATACCAAACTTGTTTTCGACACAGCACCGAAGTTCCGTCATATCGAGGCTATCAAGACCGAGGTCATTCACAAGGTCTGCTTCTGGCGTTATAAACTCTCTCCGCACTAACAATACGTCCATAAGGATATTGTTCACGCGCCTTTCAATCTTACGTCTTGTCATATCTGTTACTTGTTATTCGTTAAACAACCAGATGAAAAACACAAACTCGAGAACGACGAATAGCCAACCCCATACGAAACGAGGTATGCGTTTGAAGATGTGTTTGATGCTCTTTTTCATTTGTTTATATATTAAAGTTTAACAATGATTTCAAAATAAAACCGATACCTGCATCACTGCTGTTATCGGCAGACGAAAAACAACATACGTATTATCACAATGGTCTTATTCTCTTGCCCACTCTTGGAAGGCATCGCTGTACTCTCCTCTGATGAAAAGCATATCGCCGCTGCCGTCGCCCCACCAGTCGGAACAATGCGAGATATATCTTCCTACTTCGTGATGGTACGAACACAACTTCTTGTAGATGGAACGAAATATCGCGGAAATTTGCCGACCACTGAAATGGCCTCCGTCTTTCGCGTCGTTCGTACAAAAGCCATCCATGCGAGCGGTTTCGATTTCCCCGTCTTCATCGAGAAATTCATAATCTCCATCGCCCCAATAGCCGTGCTTTATGCAATCCTTGAGGACTGTTTTTTCATTGTCCGTCAAGACGGAAACAATGTTTGTTACATCTTCGATTGTTGCCATAACTATTATTGTTTATAGGTGTTTCCACCATTCTGTTTCTTTTCATTGTTTGCCTTTCTGCAACCCCTCAAAGAAGGCCATCGTTTCAAGCCCCTCGTCTTCGAGGCATTTTGCCCTTTCGCTTTCCAAGTGATTGATTACGTCCTTGAGGTTGCAATCCAAACCAAACTCTTCGGCGATTGCCCGTGCCGATAGCAACTTGTAATTAACTGTTATCGAGTTTTTGTTTTTCGATTCCCGCAACCCCATCAGCCAAGAGCGCAGATTGATATTCGGAACGATATGCGTTACATAGTCCTTGCAGACTATCGTCTTCGCGCGGTGTGACGAATTGTTCCAACTACGCTGCCACTTGATGATTTCAGACGCAACATTATCGCGCGTCTTGTAGATGCTGACCCATTTGTCCATATCATCCACGATAGTTTGCAACTCGTCGAGTGTGAACCAATAGTCTTCGCCAATCATGCACTGACCGAACGTATTATAATAGCCAACCCATTCGTACTTCGATTGGTCGAGTAGTTTTGTTACTTGTCGTGCGTACTCGTTTGAAATCGAAGTAAGCATCTGATTCAAAGTTTCCATGTTATTTTATTGATAATGTTTAACTCCAACGATTGTTGTTTTTGTGTTTCGCCTTTTTGCGATGCTTCGATTTGAGCGGAAGATATTTGCATCCGCTGAAATCGTCTCTGTCGTTATATTCCTCTTCGTCTTCGAGGTCGTATCTGTTAAGCCTTTTCATGACTTTTTCTTTGTTGTTTCGGCTTGTATTTGCCGCAAGAAGTGATTATAGTATATTCTACATAACCCTTTCTTGCGACACAATACAGCCCGTTAAGACAGTTACGGATAAACGCACAAGTGTTGCACAACCTATCCATATTGAACTCAATTAAATGCTACGGTGAGCATGATGACTGATAGGATAACGATGCAGATGTAAATCGTTACATACAATTTGTTATCGGCTCGTTCACGTTCCATCTTCTCACGATGTGAAATCTTATGAATATTGTTTTTCATAATGCGTCTTGTTTGATGTTAGAATGGCAAGTCATCACGTCCCTGCTGCGGCTGCGGCTGTGGCTGCATCTGTGGCTGTGGCTGTGATTGAACTTGCGGCTGTGGCTGTGGAATGTAAGAAGGCTGCTCTTTGTCGTCTTCGATTTTCCACACACGACACTCTGTTGACCAACGCTCCACGCCATCGCGACAAGTATACGAACGCGACTCGATGTCGAAGTTTACTTTCACGCGCACACCGCCAACGACAGGAGTGTCTGCGATGTCGCCGAACAATGTCATGCAAATCTTCTTTGGGAACTTGTCGAAAGTCTCGACGATGATTTCTTTCTTCTTCCACTCTTTACCAGACTGACTAACGCCAGTCATAAGAGGAAGGACTGCTGCTACTACACAAGATAATTCCATTTTGTTTTACGATTTATAAAGTTTGTACTCTGCTACTTTTTTACCACTTGGGACTGTGACGAGGTGCGACCTGATGTCAAACCCCTGCTCCCGTAACTCGAATATGCGTGTGGCAAGACGCATACAACCGAACTTGGTCAACGCCTCCAATGGCGTTATAGTGTTACCTTCTTCAAGGTGGCGAAGGATTGCTCTCTTCTGTGAAGAACTTTCCTTTACATTTGGATTGTCGTTCATCTTTTATGAGTTTTTGATATTCATTAAATGTGATTGCGTTTTTTCTTTCGCGCAACTTCTGCAATTCCTCCATACGTTTTTCGTTTTCGTACTTGTCGATATACTCTGCACGTTCCTTGACGAATTGCTGTAAGGCTGTCGTTACGACAAGCGGGTCAATACACCCATAGAACTTGCCATATTTGCCTATCTTGAACCAAAGAAAAAACAAACATAACTCTGACGTTTTCAGATAAAAGAAACCTGCAACTATAACCTTGCCGATTTCCATCAGTTCTGGTATCGTCAATTTCTTTTGTATGCCGCAGAAGTTCTGCACTACATTTAAGTGACACGCAACAAACGTGGATGCACTATCTTTGCCATACGCTTGATTCAGTAAAGCGAGCGACGGCGCAGTGCCTTTGAATACGGCATCTATATGCAACCCTGCTTGCTCTTGCATATCCTTGTTGAAGCGTTCCATAAAACCATTAAAGTCTCCGTAACGAGCAACCACAGCATCGCACCTTTTTTGCAGTTCATTGCTTCTTTTGGCTACCGCGTTTTCGGCATCTTGCCCAAACGCCTTTTCGGTCAACTGACCAATGTTTACCACCATTTTTTCATATTTTTATGTTTTTAAGTATTCTACAATCTCACGCTTGAACTCAAAGATGTTGCGTATAATAACGTATCTGTAACCTACGCTTTCAACGGCATCCTGCCAAGTTTTCTGCGTGTCTCTTTGTTTTCCATTCTCGGTCTTTAGTTCGATGCACAAACCATGATAACGAGTATTTGGCAATAGTAGAATCAAGTCGGCAACGCCGCTCGTCACACCGATAGTCTTTGCAAGGTAGCCGCTCCGTGCCTGCTGCTCTTTCGTCTTTCCGCTACCGCCGAAAAACGGCTCGTTGTTAGGATGGAAAAGATTGAGCGCATACTTTGGATATACAGACCTAAACCACGTTACACATTCACGTTGTAGGTTGGCCTCTTCGTGCTTGTTGCATCGTTTCCGTTTGGTCTCTTCCTCGTTCTCTGCCTTTTCTGTTTTGAATTTCTTGTAAGCGTCAAAGAACGATATGCCGTCGCGATTGCTACGCTGCAAAATCTGTTGGTATTCCTCGGCTTTCATATATTGTCAAATTCTCTATTGTTTAGGTTTATCTTGCAATATTTCACGAAATCCTTGTCTTCTGGAGACGGGATATAAATGCTCACGGGAGGCGATGCCGACCAGTTGCGAAACCGCGATATTGCAAGAGACATTTCTTCTTTAGATAAATCGGACGTGCTGCGGAGAAATTTAACTTCTTGACCCCGTTTGTTTAAGCGCGCACGAACGAAGATGTCCGCATTGCACGTCCGCTTAAAGAAATTGACCTTCACATCATCAAGGCTATAACCTGTCTCGTCGCTAAAGAACGAAAGGATGAGATGGAGATAGTTGTTTTGCGAGATAGTCCTGTTGCAATTAACCTTCTTTACCTCGACAACCTCATGCTGACCGATATACTTTTGGAGTAATGCGATAGCAGATGCTCCATTGCCCGATATGCTTGTGTCGAATACCATACAACTACGTTTTTTGAAGTTCCTCGAATTGCTCGGCGAACTCGGTTATTTCCTCGTCCGTCGGCTGTCTCTCGGTCATAGAGATAAGTGCATCCCTATACCATTCATAATCACGTTCCATTGCTCTTACTCTTGAAATGTTACTTTGAATGAACCCGACACCTCGGAGACGCGATACAAGTCTTCATCATCCCAGTTGATTTCGGGATATTTCTTTTTCGCTGCGGCAAGATTGAACGTCTTGCGCGTAGTGTCTTTCGACTGCGAAAACGAGAAATTGTCCGTCTTCCATTTCGTTATGCCGTAGGCCATCATAGCCTCCTGCACCTTGCTGCACATTTCTTCTCGTTTCCTCTTGGCTGCTTCGTATTCCAAAAGGGTATCGAAGACATACTGCTGCATCTTCGCAACCTTTTCAGGAATGATTGCATCGTCCTGTTTGGCGGGAAGTGTGCTTGCGTTTTCGCGCTCCGAACGTCGGATAGAACCGTCATAGAACTTTCCATCGCTGAACTCTACATCGATAAGACGCTCGATGTTAGCATCAGAAATGCGTTCGAGGTCAACAATCTGTGGCTCGCCCTTCTTCGGCAACCAGATAGCAATACGTCTTACGACGCGAGCCATCGGGTTTAACTTGAGGAACAGATATTCATAGATGGAAGTCTGCCACGTTACATACTCTTCGTCAAGTTCGGCGGTTGTCTTGATGTCGGCGATGATGAACTCGTTGTCGGACACTCTATACACTTTGTCGAGCGCGCTTGCAATATGTTCGCCGTCCGTGACGTAGTATTCGGAAATCTCATACTGCAAATCTTTCGTTATCCGTGCATAGTCTCCAACTTCTCTGTATTTGTCATTGACAGCACCGAAGTTGTCGTAATATTCACAAGCGGCATGAATCTCACTACCTCTTGTCGCGGCGGCATCCAAAATTGACCTCGGAATACCTTTGTACTTGTTCGGGAAGATTTGATATTTGAGCATCGTTGTAATGCCCGTCAACTCTTTTCCACGAAGAAAGTATTGGTGCGTCTTACTGTTGAACTCAACGCCGCTATTATTGAGAACTACTTTCATTGCTGTGGTGCTGTTTTGGTGTTTGTTACGATAATCTTGTAACGCTCATTGAGAATATCCTTGAACCATTGGGCGTTGGCATACGCCTTGTTTGCCTCTTGGAGCAGATGCAATTCGTCGAGCGAATTACAATTGTCGGCGTACTGCCGAAGTGTGGCGATGACCTTTTCCAACTCGGGGTCGTTTGCAGCCGTCTCTGTCTTCGGAATGTTGTTTGTAGCGGGCTGCTCATACTTTGTGCCGAAGTGCGCGCCATTTTCAAAGTAAACATCTGCGGCAACACCGAGTGCTTTCATTGATACCGACAGCGCATCTGTAAGAGCCATCTTGTAGCCCTCGTCGGACACGTTTAGGCCATTCTTTGTGATAGATACAAGAGTGCTGCCACCAGTACCAGGGATTGGGTCGCTCCACTGACCATCAACCTTGATGTAAAGATTGATATTCACGAACGACTTAACGACATCGCCGAACGTCTCGGCCCAAATCTTCGTGATTTCATACTTCCATCCGACACCACAAGGACCGAACTTCTCGGTCAATACCATCAGTCGCCAGACAGGATTGACATCGGTCATTCCATTGCAACTGCCGCCCTTGATTTCTTTCTTGGCCTCTTCTGGAACGTTTCGTACAGCGTTCCAAATTTCAAGATTTTTGCTTACCATAATCTTTTTGTGTTATTTGTTGTTTATATTAAAGTGTTTGCCAACCTCTTTACAAGCGATGGCTTTACATTCTCTATGCAGTCTGCTGCGTTCAACAGCCACTTTGATGTTGTGTCGTTCGGTCTCCTTGAAACCCTGACGGCCTGCTCGTCGATAAGTCGTTGTAGCCTTTTCTTGCCGCCTACGATTTCAACAGCCTGCCGCCACGACAGGTTTTTCTTTTCGTATATGATTTTCAGTGCTTTATATTTCAAATCGTCCATATATCTTTTGTTTGTCAAACACACCGCAAAGGTAGCAATTTCCCGCAAACTTTCCAAACATAACCGCCAAAATATTCAAAAATGGATATTTTTTCGTGCCAAATTCTCTATTTGTAAAGCGTGGTTTGCAAAAACGGCATTTATAAAAACGGACGCGGCCAAAGGGTCAAAAAAGTGCGCTGTTTTTATCCTTTGTTGTTAATACTTGTGGCCTACATTGGCCGCGTCTGTTGTCTTATTCTACCTCTTTTAGCATGAAGTATTGCTCAACAAGGTCGCGATACTCTTGCAAGAATAGGTCGGCCTGTTCGTGTGTGTGGAATGAAAGAAGAGTTCTAAATCCTGAGTCGTCGAAGACAACGATTTCTCCATTGTATTTATAAATAATAGAGTAGATTACAACTCCAGTACGCTTCCATTCCTCGTCTGTGACTTTGCCGCCGAAACGCTCGTCGTTGGCGATAATCTGCGAAATCTGTGCAGCGGCGATTGATGCGTAGGCTTGCAGTTGCTCTGCAAAGATGAACCTATTGTTTTCCTCCCATTTACAACGCCTTGCCTCATGGACGGTCGAAGCGTATGTAACATAGAAGCCATCAATGTAAGACTCTTCCGACATTCTCCGAGGCTCTTTCGTTTCTTCTACAATCCGAAGACGATTATCGTCTATCGCAAATCTGTCTGTAATCTCGCAGTCGTCGTGTGACTTTATGAGACCAACAAGTGGGAAGCCAGCACCAACTGCATCGTAGCAGATGATTCGTACAGGAGTTCCGTTCTGTAACTCGATTCTTGCGCCTTTCTTTGCAAGTTCTACGTCGAAAGGCTTAATTACTTTGCTCATAGTTTTTTTAAGTTTTTACTTGTTATTTTTAAGATACATATCTGCGTGCATTTCCATTGACACCCTCGTCTTCTCGCACTCTTGTTTTGAGCCGAAGTAAGGAGGAACGAAAGGTATTTCTGGAATAAACACCATCCATCTTGAAGCGTCAAGTGGATGCGGCTTGATAATTGTGTGCTTGAAGTCCATACTATCCAAAGATTGATTTTTGAAGGTCTTCCTTACTCTTGAAGTACTCGCCATCCATTTCTGCAATATCAATCCAGTACTTCGCACCAAGCAAAGGTTGGAGATAGTACAACTCATTGTAAGCGAAAACTCCAGTCTCTTCGAGTACTATACTTATCTTTGCCTTATCAACAAAGACCTCTTCGAGTTTATTATCTCTCAAGTGGTACAACTTTGTACCGCACTTGTATTTCGGTTGTATATCCATATCTTATAAGTTGTTATTGTTTTACTTCTCTTTCAAGTTTCTCAAGGAACTGCGCAAGGCTGCACTCGGCTTTAATCTTATACTTGCCGTTGCTAATTGACAGTTCTTTAAGATTGTCTATAAGAAACTCCTCCACTTTCCAGAGGCTTATCTGCTTATCTGTCATAGTGTTATATATATTATATAATAATATTAAAAGAAAGAAAATAAAAAAGAAAGAAAAGGAAAATTGCCGTATTTCGCGCGTTTTCTTTTCGAACGTCCAAATATACGTCGGCGCGGCAAAAGTCCAACACGCGCGAAATATGGCGGCAATTTCGGGCGATATTCAACGCCGCCCAACCTTTTGTTCCTGCACAAACAGCGGCAGGGCTTTTCGCCGTTGTGATTTGCGCCCCTTCTTGCAGTAGAATCTGATTTGTTCTATCTCGTCGTTCCAGTGCATAGGGTACTGCAACTTCTTTTCAGTGCCTCTATCAAGAGCCATCTGATACTCTACGCACTCCATGATGTCGAAGTAAACATCTGCGTCGGGAGAAAGGTTGTGGACAATCTGCTGATTTCCGTATGTAGTGTCAAACACAAGACGCTGCAAGATAGACAGCAAATTCTCCGCTTGGCTTACTTGTTCGTCCGTCATCTGCTTGCCGTGACGTTCGATGTACGACTGCTTCAAGTGTCCGAGAAGGACATCGAGGCAACCGACCTTGAAAGATGCTGCAATCTTGCAGGCATCAGAAATGAATGGAAGAGCATCCTCTGCAATTTCTACGTAATAGTATTTGTTATCCATATTCTTATTTGTTTAGATTAGTTTTTCGTACTCTTGGGGAATTTTCTCTTCAATCTTTCGCAGTTCGCGAAGTTTGATTGTCACATCGTAGTATTCCTCAATATGCTCGATGCTGTTGTGCAACTTGTCTCTACGGACTACGATTTCTGCTCGTCGTTCTGCCCACGATTTCAAAATCACTTGCTCGTCCATATTGAGACGGCCGACAATGTAGTCCTTGTCTGTGACTGAAACGCCGAAGGCATAGTAACTATTATCTATCGGCATCTTAAAGTCAAACAAGACTTTGACCGATGTTACAGTGATAATGTCTTCCCTGCCGACGAGACCAGAAAGGATTGTTTCGAGACGCTTGGTTGTTTTCAATTCTTTCTTGCTGATAATTGTCGGAATGAATATCTCGTCCATCTGCCTTATGACGCCATCATAGAAGGCGATTAGACTGATAATCTTCGACTGAATATCAATGATTTTCTGTTCTCTTGTCATATAGTTTTTTTTGATTTTATTGTGCCTTAATTAATGCGTGTTTATACTCGTTGCCAATGTACTCTTTTGAGTTATGCGCCCAATAGTAGCCGCTCGGTGCTGTTGTCGCTCCGATAACTCTCTGCCAACCGCTTGGCAAGTGGTCATAGACGGCCACGCCACGCGCCTTGAAATATTCAATAGTGTACTTTGCCATAGTTATTTGATATGATAGTTTAGGTAATCCTTTTCCTCGAATATCGTGTCCAATATCCATTTGAAGTTCTTCTTGGATAACGATTCGGCAGCACGTCCATAATTCTCCCAACCGATAAGCCGTTTGTGTGGCCGTTGTCTCGATTCAAAGATATAGACGCAACTGAACTCGCCATCGCCATAGTAGAGTGTATGGCCATCAAGCAGGTCTTGATACGCGATGTCAAGTTTCTGCTTTTTTGTTAATTTCTTTTCCATAGCATCACTCCTTGTAGTTGTTGCTGGCAAGAGCATAGAATGTTTCAATACCTTGCGTTCTCACTCTCAATGTGATGTCGGTATTCACTCTTGGATGGCCACAAGTAAAGAACCTCATGTGTATGCCGTTGGCGCAAACCTCGCCAAGTTCGTGTGGCGTAATGATTCGCGGCTTATATCCGCGACTTTCCAAGTCCGCTACGAACTCGTCGAAACAGCGATAGCAATCATCTTGATTGTTTGCTGCCGCGAGACCTCTCTTCACCAACCAATTTGCCCATTCACAGATTTTCTTCTCTGTAAACGTACCAATCCTGCTTGGCATTGGATGCGAAATAAGCCAGTCGGGTGGTAGATAAGAATACACAATGTTATCGCAAAGATACATCGTGTTCTTACCGCTACGACAATGTGGGAACAAGTAGATTGTCGAGTCACCATTTGACACGGCGAAACAAGAACGAACAGCAAACGCTCTCTCTTTCCTGTAATGAAACTCGCCATTATTCATGTCAAGATTGACAATGATATACGGAACTTCACAAACTTTATTTGTGTCAATGTTTGTTTTGATTTTTTCGTCAATAAACCTATTGCAGCCGCACAACTCTGCAACGTGCGAGATAAGTTCGTCGCCAATAACATTGATTGGCTCGTAGTAGGACACGTTTTTGTCTTTGCCCTTTTGGAAATCCGTGACTGCTGCACGCAATTCCTCTTTTGTTGTTATATTCTTCATAGTTATTTGTTTTTTGCCGTCATACTTTGCGCGTGCTGAACTTTCGCTTGTCGGTCGTGAAAATCATTGTCCCGAAAAAGAAAATCCAACACACGCAAATTTTGCGGCGGTTATTATTCTGTTTCTCTCTTTTCTGCAATCTCTACAAGTTCGTCCCAACTATCGACCTGCTCGCCATTGTAGCACAGCGTAGTGTCGAGCGAGCCATTGCAATAGTAGTCAAACTTATCTCTGTCGAGTGACAATTCATCGACGGCCTTGTTTATAATTTGTTCGTACAGATGCGCTGCGAACGCATTTCCGAAATTCTTGTTATCCATCTCCAAGGCTTCGCGCACATCTTCATCGCTTGGGTCAATATTGAAGTTGTCGCAGATGTCGTCAATGTACTCGCTGGCATATAGGCCAACCGATACGGCAAGAAAATCTTTGATGTTCATAGTTTTAAGGTTTTTGACGTGAATAGATACATTCTGCAATCAGTGAGTTTGGATTAACTTGTCCAACCTCAACCCTCTTGCAGTTTGTTGTATTAAACTCTCTGTCGGCCGTCCGAGTAGCCGTAACGTAATCGTCTGTCTCTGCAATAACTCGTTGGCTCATTTGACTGCCATTGTGATAGGCATATACTTTGTATCGCATAATATTTATTCTGATAATAAGTCGATAAAATACTTGAGCATATCCTTCTTTGTGAGGAATAGTTCGTTGTTGTTTATCTTGTTTTCAACCTCATCTTCGTTACAAGAAATGTAATTGTAAGACGTGGAATTGGCAAAGCGGTATTTCGTTACAGACCTTTTTGCAGTACTATCTGTTTCGATGCCGCTAATACTTAACTCCATAACCTTCTTCCCATTCGGGACGAAGAATGTATCTCCTATGTTGTATTTTGTTTCGATAGTCATAATAGTATGCACTTAATTCGTGTCGTGCGCAACTTCTATGTTGTTGATATTAAAAGCGTGTTCCGTCATTCTTGACTACCACGTTTGACGAGTTTCTTCGTTTTCGGGTCTTCGAGTTGGTCACAGATGGCAACTCTATGTCCTGCCCGAACGAGTTTTGGTAGATAGGTGTCGAGCGCGTGATGTGGGAAACCAGCCGAACGCAAGCCAGATTTTAGACACTTCAATCTCGTTATTCCAAGTAACTTTGATACCACATCTGCATCATCATCGTATGTGACATAGAAGTCTCCAGTGCGGAACAAGATAATAGCGTCGGGGGGTGTTTTGCCTTCAACTCTCTGTATTTCTTATGTACTTCGTTCATAATTTTTTTATTTTTAAGTATTAGACCAAATAGCAGCAGAACTTGCAGCGAAATCCGTTCTGTGAAAATTCACGTCTTCGCGTTTTCTGTGTGCTGTGCAAATCAACACAAGTACAGCGATAGCCGCAAAAGCGACAATGATGTATCGAGCATTTCGTTTCATCATCCTACTGCTACTCTCGGCTGTGGCTTTCCTGTCTTCTTCTCGACATAGGCAAACAGCCAGTTAATAAATCGCTCATTGCCCTTGATTTCAATCAGTCGAGCCTTGTTGTAGTCCCGATGACCGAAGATTGGCGACGCATTGTAGATGTAAGTGTTGCCAACGATAGGTAACTTCGTGTAGTTATCTCTTGGCCTTGTGAGGTTGTATTGCACCTCCTTGAAGACCTTGCTGTACCGATGCTCTTTTTTATCAGGGCTGTTCTTGTAGAAAGAACGATAGAGTTTCTTTTCGTATGCTATTGCATACTCTACTGCATCGACACCCTTAAACTGCGCCTTGCGTCCATCGTATCTCTGCATATTGTAGCACGCTTCCTTGAATGGTTCGTGATTCTTTGACTTGTTGGTCGGGAATGTCTTGAGATAATCAAGATACGCCAACACACTAAGGTCTTTTTCGTGAAGGACTTTGCGAAGTTTATCCTTCGTCTGCAAAAATAAAGTTTTCATAATACTACGTTGATTAAAAGTCCATACCCTTGACAAATACGCCGTTGATATAGAAGTGAACTCTATATTCCTTGTTCTCTTCTGTTTGCATCGGCATTGCAATCGCAGTCTTGGTTTCAGTTTTTACGACCACGGCTCGGTCTGGCTTGCCATAAAAAACTACATCTGCTATTGTGCCGAGCATCAAGAGATAGTCGAGCCGCACATAAACGCCGCTGCCCTTTTCTACTTCTACCTTGGCGAATGTGCTGTCTTTATTGATTTTATAGCAGCACTCTTTTTCGAGTGCTTTCAACTCTTTTGCCATTGCATTGAGTGCCACCTTGTCGATAGGCGTTGGCATATATCCTTCCAAGTTTGGAATAACGCTGTGCCAACAAGGATATTTGCCGTCAATCGGCTTGCCATACTTGTCGATAATCTGTCCTGCGTACTCTGGGTTGTAGTCATCGGCCGATGCGACAAGTACTTTAGAGTCTGTTGCGACAGCAACCTTGTAAGATGGGTCGTGATAGACTCCCATCATAACGGGTCGGAGAAGATTTGTTGATACCCACTTCTGAATATCAAAAGAGCCTTTGATCTTGTCGGGTGTGTTGTCGATGATGAACTGGTGCAGCATTTCGCTGCAATACTGCAAACGTGTATCGTCCTTGTAATCGAGGTTCAAGATTCTTATGACCTCTTTTAACTTCTGTTCAGACTTCATATACTTTACTTTGTTAAGTGGAACACTATGGCAAACCCAAGGCAGACAGCCAAGGTTGCCGTTGCGATAAACTTGTCAGCCCCAGTAAGAGCGAGGACGACAAAGAAGATAGTGCTGACAACGAGGCCAGCACATATCAATTTTACTGCTTTACTCTTCATTTGCGTTCAAAAAATAACTCCTCGTCACAATCAACGATTGAGATTCGGTTGTTAATAGACCTACCGAACTTAAAGTATTCCTCGGTGTGTTCGTCGTATTCGTAGTCTCCGTCGTAACCGACACCGAATGACTTGAGGTTGTTGGTGTTGAGGGCGACAATATTACTACAATCTGCTACCAACATAACACCGAGGTCGATGCACTTTTCAATGGACTTTTTAAGTTCGTTGACTGCATTGTCTTGTGCTGCGTCGAGTTGTACTAAATCCTTGATGCAGATATGCGTGTGTTCTTTTCCGTCCTTAACGACAGTGAATGACTCCTGCTCGAACAAGTCTCGTTGAGACTGGTATTTTTTTGCGGGGAAGTTATCTCCGATAATACTCATTTCGTTCGTTTCCGCCACGTAAACGAGCAAATACTTGGTCGCCGACGTTTTTTCAACGCCGTTCTTGCCAAGGTGATAGAAGACAATGGTGTTATTCGGGTCTGCTCGATTGACACCCAACTTCCTCCAATTGACATCGACAGACAGTTCTCCTACAAGATTTCCAATCTTGAAGTCCTCTACGGAAGCGTAAAAGTTGTTGTGAGGAACGATAGTCGTGCTGCCGTTGGACAGCACAAGTCCGTATGAACGCACTACTTCTGTATTGTTTACCTCAATGAGCGCGCGCTCGAATACTACTTCTTCCAACTTGCCCTCGATGAACGAAAAGCCCTTTGTTACACTCGGGATATAAAAACTTGTCATTGTAAAATGCACTCTACCACACTTGAGCAGGTGCGCCCGCTTTGATTGAATAACAAATAACTACTTGAAAAGTTATCTAAAAAAAACTCGATGCGCTCATTTAAAAGGCGGCGGGTATATCAGTCAGGAAAATCCCCTTTGCGCCCTTCAAAATTCGCGCGTGGTGTTTCCAC